TCACCTTACGATTTTGTCCATAAAACAGCGTTAGAAGCGTGCAAAGAAGGAGACCCTCGTCCATATATTCAAGAAATCACTGATAAGGTTCACCTTCTTCCCGCAGAAGACTTCTTATCTGGATTCGATAAATGGCTTTACACCACAATGCCAACTCATCAGCAAGCAACGGTCCTGAAAAACACACTAGAAGTTGTGAAAAACGACTACGACTATATCCTACTTGATCTACCACCCAACCTCGGAGGTCAGACAATCAACGGCATCAGTGCCAGTGATTACTGTGTGGTGGTCATGCAAACCGAGCCTTTCGCCTTTGATGCGTTAGATCGTTATCTGGAAGTGCTGCAAGCGGCTCAGGAAAAAATCAATCCAAACATCCGCTTAGCGGGTATTTTAACAAGTCTGCTCGATTCAAGAACCACGATCGGAAATTACATCATGGAAAAAGTAAAGGAAGATTACGAGCATTTTGTGTTCAATACGATCATTCGACGTAAGTCTCGAATCACCGAGTTTTCTTTCGAGGGAATTCAAAGTAAGTCCAAGGCCGATCGAGAAGCGTTGGCCATGTTCGGAGAATTTGTAAAGGAGTTGAAGGAACGTGTCCAAAGCGGATCGGTTCAAACAGTTAGATAACAGACGAGATAGAACATCCATTACACCTGAGAAAGAAGCAGTCCTAAATAATTTAATGGGTGTAAATGAACAAGAAAATGGAATACTAAATCGTAATACTACGTTGGAACAGAAAGAAGGAACAATGAATATGAACACTCAAACTGCTAAGGTAATGGATTCAGAAGAGCTTAATACAGAAGCTGAACAGTTACTTGACACCTTGCAGCCTGAACATGGAACAACAACTTCTATAGATGAATTCAAAAATAGAAGACGTCCAACCGTCGAGGAAACGCATAAAAGATATACCTTTTTGATGGAAAAAGAGCTCCTTGCTAGACTCGATAAACTTGCTAGAAAAGCAAAAGATCGCGGCTATAAAACATTCGTTTTAAACGAAGCCATTCGCAAATACTTAGACGAAGAAGAAGCGAAAACTGCGAAAAAATAACGTGATAAAACCGTCCAACAGACGGTTTTTTATTTTCTATCCATTTGATACTATTTTCTTAGTGGAGGTGAGAGGATGCAACCATTCATTAGCTATAAAGTGGATGTACGAAATACGAATTACCAAACAAAAGAATTTACTCTTTCCCATGAGTACGAAGGTATCGACTCGATTCATCTAAAGTTTGAGAATCACGGTGAAAAAAAGGAGCTTACCAGGCTATTAATTGCCTTTCGATTTAGAAATCCACTCTCACAAGATGAAGCGAAAAAAATGGTATCGCAACCTTTGATGGATATATTGAATATGTTAACCTTTGAATTATTGGTCGTTCATGGTGAACCAACCTTTCATGAATTTCACAACGGAGAACGCCATACGGTATTTCTAAGAGGACAAAGGGACCTGTATATTCAACTCAAAGGAAGCTTAGGACAAGACTATCAATCGATTATAGAATCGGGATTAAAACAAAAATCACTCGTAGATCAATTACATACAAACGAATATTTCAGGCTTTATAAAGCCGCACTTGGGGTTGTAGAACCCTTTGCCCGTTTCATGTTCCTTTACAGCATTCTAGAACTCATCATTGGAAACCAAAAGAAAATCGATACCTACATCTTAAAAATGGAACCAAAGACCCTGATGGCGGAAAGGAAACAAATCAACAGAGATCATACAGCTGAAATCGTTAAAAGAACCATCTATACTACATTGCGTAATGAAGTGGGACATACAAACGACGAAACACCCATTGAACAGGTAATAGATCAAATGAAAACCCATATTAAAGAATTTGAAATCATCGTTAAACAAGTGATTTTGGAAACCTTTAAACAAGCTGTAAAATAAAAACCGGTGGCCCCGGTTTTTATTTCATTCCTTGTGGTTATTTTTATACAGCTCTTTATTCGGAGCCACTTTATCCAGCCTAGCCTGTTCACTATCTAAGTTTAATAAAACTTTTCCATCCCTAATGATAAAAGGAGCATCCGCTTCTTCTGGAGATACAAAAGCAGGTATGGCTGGGGTATATTCCAGTTTAATATGATTCAGTTTATTGGTGTCAAAAACGTTGTATTTAGTGAAATCATGTAAGATTCTTTCCGCATCAAAAAATGTCCGATCAAAATCATTTTCATAAAGCAATTTCAAATCTGAGACAACCACAAGTTGATCATTCACTTTATAGGCGGTAGGTATATTAAACCCAATGGTGATTTGGAATAATTGGGTTTTAAAATCTTTGAATATGTTTAAGGCGATAACATCAGTCACCTCTGCTCGTTTTTTATCATACGTAAGTCCCTTAGCCGTATTTCTATCCTTCGGGATAAAGCATAAATTCTCCAAACTGCAATTAAACCCATCATTATCCATGTGATCCACAACGTACTTCATAGCCGTGGCTTTCTTTAATTCTTCTTCTCCGTACCAATGAGCCATCACTACGCGGTGTAAAAGCCCTAGTTTACTGGAATTAATATAGGTTTTCTCTTTATCGTCCTTCTTTTTATTACGTTTGACATGCCATGATGTCGATTGAATCTTCTCCCACAGCTTTTCCTCATAATCCGTATAAGCCAACCTGTAATCATTTTCTGAATTGAACCATATTTTTTCACCATCATGTGTGATTTTCATAGTAAACCTCCTGCTACCGCCCAATATGCTTTTTTTATTGTACACTACAAAACACTTCAAACCAACTGCCGTATGAATATCTCAGTTTCTGGACACACTAATATTGTTTCGGACTAGTAATCATGTTCAGTATTACATGTTACTGTTCATATTTATTGAACTTAAATACGTTTAATAAAGTAAGAGTTCTAGTTGTAACGGTTTGTAGGTATGAACCGCATCATACAATTTCGATTTTTGCTGATCAGTCATGTCCCAAACTTCAAACCGTTCAGTAGCCACATAGAGAATCGTTTCATTTACAATGGCAACCTTGAACACGGGATCCACATCCTTCAGTTTAACGAGCAGCTCATAGTAAGGGGATTCCCCATAGAACGCATCCCTGGTAGAGTCGCCATACTCGTGCAGCCACGCATACTCAATGTGCGGATCGTCAAAAGCACGTTGAATGGACGTTGGCTCGTGAAGCGATTCGATAATTCGCAATTTACCCGTCTCGAGCAGCTCGTAGAATTCTTCGGCTGGCATCTGCTTGCGTGTATTTCGCAGGCCCACCGTTTCCTTTCCATTCTTCGCGTATTTCTTCAAACGAATCATACCGTTGGAATCCACGCAACCAGCGTACCAACGGGAAGCATAATCATATTCCAGTGTCACTCGTGTTTCAAATACAACTAATGGCATACCCATCACCTCCAATTCGAAAGGGGAATCAAATGAATCATATCATCACAAACATTAAAGAACTAAATCCTCAAACGACATTCATTCGCGGCAATTCCTACGGAGTAAACCGCTTTCTCCGTATCGATTTCGAATGGGGATTGCTGCTAAATGAACGTTTTGAATGCACGCACGTGTTGTACGTTGACTACGAATTCGAAGACGCAACAAAAATATTTCTTGATGATTTAAAAATGTGGATATTCACGAATCGTTTAGACATTATAACCAATTTAGACTTAAACAATACTGAACCTTAATACTGAACAGTAATTTTGAAAATAATACCACAATTTATTCAAAAATGGGAAAAATATTATGAAAAAGTTAAAAGACATCAGCAAATTCAACCAAACCTTATATGCCTCCAAGATTGGTTTCTTTCAGAAAAGCTGCAATGAACTAGGGGCCCACCTGGAGAAAATTCATAAGTTCCATTTCAGGATCTGGAATGCAACAAGGCAATTGGAAATGAAATTGAATCTGGCCGACATGGAATTTTTTGTCCTCGAGCCAGGACGCCGCGTGAGAATGTTTACATGTTTCTCAGAAGCGAAAAGCTATATGATGCAAAGATTAGTGACGGAGGATGCAGGCGATGGGGTTACTCCAGATTCAACACGAAATTGACCAATTTTGCATGGAGCAATGTGTATTCTACACGAAAATGGATACCTGCCTTCAGGAGCAATGTCCTTTATTTTGCATTGAGCTAACGCTACATGAGTTCCTGGATAATCTTAAAGCGATCCAAGAAAACCGAAAAATCCGTCTTTCAGATATTTTTAAGGGGCTGTAAGGATGATGATGTATATCGTTTGCTTTTTACTAGGGATCCTCGCGTCTCGCATTTTTCCGCTTCGCTAGGTTCTAAATTACGTTGCAGCTGCATAGACTAGTATATCGCCCGCTATGGGTTTCACATAGATGCAATAACACCAACGAGATCCCCTTACGGAAATCTCGTTTATTTTGCTTACTTATGTATCAGTAAATATGTACGCCACTGCTTTAATGCCCGCTCCGCCAACTCATCCAAAAACGCTTGATCGTACTCACCAATACGGCCGTCTTCGGTAATTTCCACCCCTGATGCATACTCAATCTCCTCGTCTACCAGCATGGTAAACATGCACCTACGTCCCACCTTGTCTGTTAACGTAAAGACCGCCTCACGCCCGCCATCGTTCCAGTGCCATTTCACCAGATCAAAATCATGCTTCTCCGCATCTATCACGCATATCAACTCCTGAATTCATCGTAGCGTAAGAAGAAAACAAAAACGAGACTTCACTTTTAGCGGAAATCTCGTTAGATCGCATCCAATAAAAACAACAAACGAAAATTCGGATGTTGCTTGATGTAATTCAGCAGCTCATCGGCAATACGTTTCTGGTTAGCGTCTGAGAATCGAACTTCTATGCCAGAAGCGTTAAACACGCCCGTGATGAACGTTTCGTCTGGTCGGTGCGAGTAGCTGAAGTAACGCACCAAAAACGTAGTATACATTCGCGTTCGATACCTAAACTCCATCTCGATTAAGAAGCAGGGTTCATGTTCTTCATGACTGATGATGTTGATGTTCGAAATCATGGCTACACCACGTCCATTAAAAACAACAAACGATATTTCGAGTGTTGCTTAACATACTCCATCAGCTCAGTAATCATTTGTTTTTCCAATTCAATCGGAAACGTCACTTCAGTTCCCATGTGGTTGTACGTACTCATTAGAGCCGTTTCATTTGGTCGGTGGGACCTACTAAAGTAATGAACTAAATGAGTCACGTATCGCTTTTTGGAGTAGGTGAATTCGACTTGAAAGAAAAAACACTCGTCCAGTTCTTCTTCACAATAAAGTTGCATGTCTGAGATCATAGAGGTCCTCCTAAATAAGTCTGCATTACTAATATTTCCATATTCAGTAATAATCATACATAACACTGAACAGTATTAGTGAAAAAAGATTCCGTATTTTTGAATACGGAATCTTTTTCACAACTTTAAGCGAAATTCTACGACTCATTAGTAATATTTCCAGTGAAAAAAGAAAATATTCCGTGTTGATGAACACGGAATATTTTCTACTTGTGAAACTAGCGTAAATCCTCAAGAAATCGCCGCAAACAGGTTGGTTTCTTGTGTGCCTTTTTAGTATGTCCAACATGAAACCAATTATTCGGCTTATTACCTCAAATTAATACCATTTTTCATCGTCTGTGTAATGCCACCAATCATCTTCAAAATAAACATTAACAGTTTCATCTTCATGATCCCATCTCACTTCACGTATCTGATCAATGGTATAAAATTTTCTTGCCTCGGTCCCCAATGCCTGCAGATGCTTTTGATGCACCCGCTGGAACAATTCCTGCTGGTCTATAGTTAATTGATCAAACCCTAAGATTTGTTCATAGGTTTTACTCATTAAGATCCCTCCTAATTAAACAAAAACAACAATCGATATTTCGAATGACTTTCAACGAATGCATCTAATTCCTTGAGAATCATTTCTTTTGTTTTATTATGTAGCCGTGATGGAGCTCCATAACCTCCATCAAACGTTTTGAATGTAAATCGGATGAAGCTTCGATCAGTGTAGCATTCTTTTTCAGCAGCTTTCAAATCAATCGGATGGGTGGCTCGATAGTAGTAAGAAACATACATATTTTCTCGATACCGGTACTGAATGATAAAACCGAACACCTCACCTTTCCAATCCATTTCATCTTCATGAACAATTTGGATATCTTGTATCATTGAAAATCACATCCTAGTCAAACCACATACTTTATCGCAGTGCCAAAAGCAGTAGTAGATACATTCGTCACAACCACAAACAGGCCAATAACTGCATCCGCACTCATTTCAGCACCTTTTAAACCTAATTTTTCGAAAACCTCGATATCTCTAATTCTTTAAAACCTCCCCATTTTACAGCCACAGAACCAATTATTTGATATTTTCTGGGTATAGTATGAACCGTATAAACGGGAACAGGATCTACAGTTTGTTTCTTACCAAACATAATTATCACCTTCCTTGTCTCTCTCAAAATAATCCATATTTTGTAAATTGCAACAAAAATATTTAAACATGTTAGCGAATTTGATTTTTTATCGCCAGTGTTTCACTTGTGAAGACGATTCATTTCTCGTTTAAACACTCGTTTAAATTTCGTCCATTCTGACACAGATGATCGATTCCAATTTGGCTTGTGTTTGACGTGGTGAAATGACGTCGAAAACGCAGGAATAACGCATCTTTTGTACCGTTTCCCATTCGTTATATTCCCGAACAGATAAACGTAAGAAAATGGCGTAAAAAAATGAAGATACGGGGGTAGTACGTTGTAGGATTCGCTACATAATGTTTTTCTGCGGAGAGATACGTGGGGATACGTGATATACATTTGGATACGTAGCAGGCGGCCGAGGCGACCAGCAGCGTCCAAAAACGGGATAAACGCCATGAGTTCCTCGCACGCGTTTAATAAACGCCCAAATATAGGGGGGGTAATGCAAGCGTGTGACAATTCGGCCCGAAAAACGCATAAAAAAGCACCCTGCCATCTTAGTTGGCGGATGCTTTTCGCTCGTCGACGTAGCGGTAGAAAACCGATCGTGTTAAGTTTAAACTGTTGCAGATCTCCTTGACGGTGTATTTACCACTTGTGTATTGTTCATAAGCCATTTCAAGTTTCGTGTTGTCTGTTTTTGGACGTCCTCCGAAATTTCCGCGAGCTTTTGCAGCTTCCAACCCTGACATGGTACGTTCGACAATGATTTCCCTTTCGAGTTCTGCGATACTGGCGATAACTTTAAAGAAGAATCGTCCCATGGCGTTGGATGTATCAATACTATCTTGAATCGAAATAAAATGAATTCCACGCTTTTCAAATTCCGTCATAAGTTCCAACATATCTTTAACCGAACGGGAGATACGATCTAATTTAAAAACAACGATAGTATCTCCTTCTTTTGCATAGTCAAGGAGCTTTTTAAGCTCGGGGCGTTCGGTGTTTTTGCCAGATGCCTTCTCCATAAAAATGTTTCGTGAATCAACGCCAGCTTTAACCAGTGCGTCTATTTGCATTTCCAAGTGTTGATCTTTCGTTGAAACCCTTGCATATCCTAAAAACATATCTATACACCTCCTAAAAATTACCTGTACATCCTTACTATATCCCAAAAACGTTTCAAGTCAACAAAAAGGACAAAATATTTTTAGGACACGTTTTTAGGACAATCTTCATGTGGATTGGTGGCACTTTTTTATGTTCCAAACGGGATATACAGAATACGTTCGTTTTTGGGACATGCATTCTTTAAGCTCATATGAGGGGTAGGGGGTAGAGGGGGGGATATGCCTACCAAAGAACAGAAAACAAAAATGAACAATCAAAACAAACAAAGAAAACAACAAGATATCAATGGGTTAGATATCCAGGTGATCGTAGGAACAATCTGATTGGAATTCAAAGCAATGTTGGCTGGATAATGAGTACCCCTAGCCACCCCTTCGCAAGAGATGGCCCACCGTTGAAATTTGATACGCTAAGTGTCAGACGCACATTCACGCCAAAATCACCAATGTCGACCCCAGGCCGCCCCCCTTTGCACATCGTCTCTTTTAATCCGTACTTCATTCGCTAAAAAAATTTCAGAAATTTTTTCAAGAAATCTAGGGGTACGCAATTTCGTTCCACCCCCAGTTATTTAATAATTAATTAATTATTTATAAATATATATATAAATATATATAGAGGATGCACAAATTTGCTGACCACTCTTAAAGCCTTGTAGCACAAGACTTTGAAGTGGTTTGCACGAAATTGCTGACCTGTTTTTCATCTACGTAAAATAACGTTATGAAATGCTTCTTTGCTACGATTTTTCGATATACGTTACTAACGTCTAAAGCGTTCTAGCGTGTTTAAAAGATTGAAAAGACCAAAAGATCTCCCTTGAATATCAAAAACAAAAGACCTTTTATGGTTTTAGTTCTTGATTACAAAGCAATCTTTTAGGTTTTAAAGTCTACCAGAAACAAAAGACAAAAGATCTCCTTGGAATTCCAAGACCAAAACAAAGACAAGAAGGTTTTGGGTCTTTTATTCAAAGGCAGGGTTTTAAGTTTATTTAGCAGTCAGTAAGAACAGACTGAAAGAAGCCAATCATTTTCATAGATTTTAAAAACGCCAATAACGTACAAAGCGTACAATCGCTACTAAGCGTAACCCAAAAACCGCGTAAGGATCGTTCCATCACGTATCCTCACGTAACTCCACGTAGAAAACGCCCAGAACGAAAGACACATCCCAATAAACGTAACACTACGTAGGTCACGGCCACAAAAGCACACTACGCCTCCAACCAGTTGTAAAACTCAGGGTACGGCTTGTCCATCTTAGACGCATTTCCGATCATGCCGACCAAGGTTCCGTAGAAGTAGCCACCGATATCTTTTGTTTTCACTCGTTTCGCTTTAAACGCAAACACCGCTTGCTTAAACGCATCGACCGCTAAATCCCGAGGAACATCCAATAAACCCATTTTAGACGCAGCTGCTCGTGCAGTTCCCCATAGTTTGTAAATCGTGTTGGCAAATGGATAGAACGGTTTAACCGTTGACACAAATTCATTAGGTACGTTTGATGGGATAAAACTAGCATCTAGCGATTGGACAGAATTTGCGTCTTTTCTTACGTATGTATTTATATTTCTAGTTTTAATATTTTTAGCTTTAAAAATACTAGTTTCCGATTCAATTTTCGCATCATTAGCCGTTGATACTGCTGGTCTTTCGGCTTCCACACGACTAGACACTTTCTCAATTATCGACTGGACATTCTCAGTGGACGCTTGGACATTTTCACTTCCTAGCGGTTGAATGACGCACAGATCGACGCCACGGCCACCAGATGGTTTTATGGTTTGAATGCGTTTGATGATGCCAAGGTCTTCGAGCTTACTCAAAGAACGGCGAACCGTTTTATCCGACTTCTCGATTATCGTGGCAATCGATTCGGCCTTCAGCCACGATACACCGATTATTTTGCAAGAATGCCGAACCAGGACTTGCAGAACGGCCAGTATCGTTTTTCCTAGTTTGGTAGATTGAACGAATTGCCGAACAGACCGATCCATATCGGCAATCGCTTGGAACGATTGATAGATTTTGGCTAATGCTTTTATCACTTGTTCTCCTCCTGTGGTAGCGAGGACAGATCAGCTCGATTCGCAGTCTACTAATATTGTAAAAATGACAAATTCAAACACAAATACAATATTGCGAGATATACTCGAATAAGGTACAATACAAGTAGACAATTTGAAATGAAGCTGACTTTGCCCGTCGCTTCTTAACTTAATAAGTCCTCGGGTAGTAATTTCTCCTGAGGAACGGAAACGTAAGAGACGCTTAAACTTTGGTCGGTGAGAGCGTCTTTTTCGTTTGGCAAGAATTGTTTTAGCTTGTTTAAGCTTGTAGAATTCTTGCTTAACTTAAATTGTACATGAAAATAAAGCCAATTTGTACATATTTTTTTGCCTAGTTACATTTATTAGGAATATGGAATTCATAAGCGGTTCATACCGAACCCACATGATGAACCGCTTATAATTGCTTCATACGTAAAATTTTCATAAAAATTCCCCCTTCTTAATCCTCGAATAAGTTTGAATCCGATTCATAATTCACCAGTTAGTTTTCTCACTGCAGACTTTCACTTATATACTAAAACAAGCAAAAAATATCAAAAATATGATGATATTAATAGATAAATAATGATTCTTTTAATCTTCTACATGTAAATCTAGTAAATTTACATTAAATTCATATAAATTTTTTTGTTTTTCTTGTCGTCATTTCGTGGAAATCGCTTATATATTAAGTGTGCAGCAATTTTTATTACATATGTGTATTACAGAATTGTTTTTCTTAATACTTTTTATGTTCACTATTACGGAACAGTAAAAATGAATATTAATCATTTAAGTGTTGGTGTTCATTGAAATGTATTACAATTCCTTAATTGATTTGTGTATTAGGATTCAGGAAGTAGGAACTTGTCTAGGGAATATGAATACTGAAAAGCAATAAACAATCTTATTAGTTTTCAGGGTATAGGTTCATAAAATTTATTGAATTTCATTACAGCGTTGTGTGTATGTAACAGGAGTGAAATCATAGGGCAAGGTGGCGGAATGGTAGACGCGTGGATCCACCGGGGATCCATAGGTTGAGGAAGTGAGTAACAAGGGATCCTCACGAACCCTCACAAATTGCAGGTTCGAATCCTGCCTTTGCCACCAAAAAATGATTTAACGTACCTACACCGCTGCCATGAATAGATCCGCAGCAATAACCCCATATAAATGTTTCCCCCATTGGCGACGGTTATGTCCATCCCCCGGACAAGCCGTCGTTTTATTTTTTACATATATAAACGCTTTGCTCGTGAAGAGCAGCAAGAATATACAATTTTAAAAATTCATGAGTAAAGGGTGATGCTAGTGACGACACGAAAAGTGCCGATAACGGGTGGTGGAGAACCATCTGGAATGTTTGTTGAACTATCAGATGGAACGTGGCTGCCAGCCAATGCAACGGATGATGGAACATTAGTCACAAAAAACGAAGTGATCCATCAGCTCACGGTAGTGAACGTAGATATATCTTCAGCGGGTACCAAAACAGTAACGGTTCCAGCTGGAGCATATTGTGCAAATTTCAAACGCGTTCCTGTAACGGATGCCTATGTGTATTTCAATAACGATACAGAAAATCAAATTCCGCTGGATGCAGCTGATACCTATACGCCATTTTCATCTCTCACAGCGGTGAATATCGTGGTAAACACGACCAATACAAATCCAATCGTTATTGTTTTTGTTTCTTAGGAGGTGACTAGATAATGCCATTACAACTAGGAATCAAAGCACTGATTGAAAAGGAACTCAAAAACATTACATCTGCTTCCACATCATCATCTGGAACGGGAACAGGATCCGCAATTAATTGGCGAGGTAATTTTAGCAATACTGTTTCGTATGCAATAAATGATGCTGTTGAATTTACGGATGGTTCTTCATACATCTGTATTCAGGCAACTACCGCAGGAATCGCACCAACGAATGCAACGTATTGGAATGTACTTGCAAGAGCAGGTCAACCTGGAAGTCAAGGTATAAAAGGCGATAAAGGGGATCCCGGAGTTGCTGGAAGTCCTGGGCCAGCGGGTAGTACAGGTCAGAACGGAAAATCATTAAACTGGCGTGGTGCTTGGGGAAGTGGAACGACTTATAACTTGCTAGACGCTGTTAGCTACAACGGAAGCAGTTATGTTTGTGTCAACAACGGGATTGTCGGCGGAACTGCCCCTGATGTTGCAACAGGCGACTGGAATATAATTGCCCTTAAAGGTGATGTAGGACCACAAGGACCTGCTGGAACAGGCGGAAGCGGTGGTGTGTCAATCAATGATACAACTCCTTCGACGACGACTGTTTTTTCAGGTCAACACACTACCGACTTACTGGCTGGAAAAGCAAACAGCACACACACGCATGCTATTTCGGACATTGCAAATCTTCAAACTGCGTTAGATGGAAAGCAAGCAACTCTAGCAAATGCTTCTACTCTTGCAAAACTAACCCAAAGCGGAATGGAAAGCTCTATCGATATTTCTAATGTCCACACGCACACAAATAAAACCGTCCTCGATAATTTAAGCGATAATGCAGGCGTGCTAAATTACAAATCAGCACCAATCGGCGGACCAACTAGATTGTCAAATGTCGTAACGGTAGCGGCTGGACAATTCGCAAACATCGCAAGTGGAAAAGACAAAGTCGTACAAGCTTATCTCGTAACTGGCTATTCAACTGTCGTCAACACCAACCAAGCCATCGATTCGACAAAGGCATTTGCTTCTCGATATTCTTCCACTTTAACTCCTAGCAAAGCTTTCGACTTGAATGACACAACATACTGGTCGGGAGGTTCTGGTTCTGGTGACTGGTATATCGGCTATGACTTCGGTGCAGGCAATGAGCAAGCAATCGGAATGGTGCGTGTTCTCTTTACAAATACAACAGCAACTACTCAACCGACAACTCTTGCAGTTGAGTACAGCGATGACAACGTAACATGGGTACAAACAGTAACCAACGATAAAACTGCTTCTACGACTGACTATTCGTTCTACACACCAAATGTCGGAAAACGTAGATACTGGCGTATCCGCTCGGTTACGACTGATGCAACTGCTCCTTCGATTAAGACAATCGAGTTCCGCGACGCAACGTGGATTGAAGGAAAGAAGATAATTCAGTCAACTGACAATATCCAGATAAATTATGATGATTCAAACGTAACCGTCATTAATAACTCAGCGGCTTCGGCTACTGTTCGCGTGGTTCAACTTTAATATTCAGTAACACTATTCAGTATAACCATTCATGAACCGTTCGACTCCTCGAACGGTTTTTAATTTGTACTTTTTCGAAAGGAGGGAACCAAGATGGCAAAAGGGTTTGATTACAGTAGATTCTCGAATAAACAACTGATGGCTGCAAAATTAATGGCTGATCCTGATGAAAAGCTGTCTAATGGAGAAATTGCAAAAGCTTGCGGAACCTCTGAGCGGACATTTTACAGATGGAAAAACGATCCAGAATTCATCGAGCTAGTGAATCATCTAGCGAAAAAGAACATGGATTCCTTTAAGTCAGAAGCCTACAAGCAGGTCATGAGGTCAGTGAAAAACGGGAATATACGAGCGATTGAACTGATTTTGAAATATTACGGTGACCTCGTCGAACGCAGGGAAGTTGTCAATGATATCAACGTGGAAATTACATCAATCGAGGGCAAGAGCAATGAACAATTGCTCGCGGAGATAAGAGAACTAGAAAAGCGTCGTTTAGCTGAAGCAAAAATTATTGATATCACAGCGGAAGTGGATAGTGAATGAGATCATCGGAACGCACAGAGCGGATCAATTTACTTCGAAAACAGGCCGAATTACTCAAAACTATTTCTACTTCTACCAAAAAACCAGAGGATTTACAAAACTACTACCTGGTTTTAAAAGAAATCGATAAATTACAACGGATTGAAGATGGGTTTCAAGACATCATGGTCTTTGCGAAGAATTACTTCCGTGATGTTGAGGAACCTTTTAATCTTCTTCATGCTGATACCCCTTCCCCGCCGTTTCATTATGAATTGGCTCGAGAATTACGAGAGTTAGCTTTATGTAAAACGTCTTCAAAACTAGCGATTTGTGCTCCCAGATCACATGCGAAATCAACGATAGCAAGCAATATCTTTCCATTGTGGGTGGTGGCCTATCAGGAAGATGTGAAACAACCTTATTGGATGATTCTAAATGCGACCCAAAGTGGTGCAGCTGGATTATTGGATACGATTAAGCAATGTATCGAATCCAATCCGAAATTCATTGAGGATTTTGGTGAACTCAAGGGTGATAAAGTTTGGAATCAAACAACCATTGTAACCGCAAATGATGTTTGTATTGAAAGTCACGGTACAGGCGACCGAATTCGAGGAAGCCGCTGGGGGCAAGCCCGGCCTCAGGTCATTTTAGATGACGCCGAGAGCGATGAGACGGTAGCAACGCCGAGTCAAATTGCCAAGACATTCGATTATTTCATGAAAGTAGTGGAACCTCTAGGGGATCCGATGAAGAAAAAATTGATATTTATCGGTACGTTACTCCACTATGATTGTGTGTTATCCAAGGTTATCAATGAATTTGCGGACTGGAAAGCCATTAAGTATCGGGCGATTGAACAATACCCGCAAAACATGCACTTGTGGCAAGAGTGGGAGAGGATCTATTTCGACCGTTCCGAAGGGAATGATCCAGCAGAATCCAGTCGTATCGCCAGAAAAAAAGCAATGGATTTTTATGCGGACCATTTACAAGAGATGCACCTTGGATCGAAAGTATTATGGCCTGAAAGAATGGATCTCCTTGCTTTGATGGAAAAACGGGCCCAAGATCGAAATTCCTTCAACTCGGAATTTCAAAACGACCCAATCGATGAAGGAAATCGTATTTTTCATCAGATTCATTTTTACAGACCAGAAGAATTAGACCCTGATAATCTCGAATATTTCATGGCGATTGACCCATCCATGGGTCAAACCAAACGTTCAGATCCCACAGCCATTATCACGGTTGCTCGAAATAACCGCTCAGGAATTGTGTATGTGATTGATATCCTCATTCGAAAACTCCATCCTGATCAAATCATTCAAGAAGTTATCAACCGCTCGAAAAATTACTTCTACAGTGCCATCTCTTGTGAAACCGTAGCGTTCCAGCAATTCCTACGTGATGAATTGCAGAAACGTTCTTTGCAAGCAGGGTTGTATCTTCCGCTTAAGGAGTTCAAATCCACGGTAAAAAAAGAAGTTCGTATAAACGCTATGGAACCGTTAGTCACCAATGGACTTATTCGATTCCTACCGAATCAACGCGATCTACTCGAGCAATTCGAAAGATGGCCTAAGATTCTGCATGATGACGGATTGGACGTAACAGCTCAAGTGCTGGAACTTGCAAAGAAGAAATCGAACGGTTTTGTGTACACCAAAATTTAATGAAAGGAGGGAACCGGTTGAAGTTTTCAGAACGCATACAAGCGGCTTTGTCCGCCTTCCGTGGAAAGCAGCCACAATCTGAGGCGATTCAAAATCCATTCTTTTATACGTTTTCCGTCGGACACAGTGGAGCTTCTGATCCACGAATCAACACCGAACAACTAAGGAACTTTTCTCAGACTCCAATTGTACGACGTGCAGTGGATTATATCCGTAACCAAGTGAGCCGATTAGCATGGGATATCGACCCGATTGGGAATCAAAAGCTCACCAAACAGCAGCTGAAAAAAGTTCAACTCGCTAAAAATGTGTTACGGAATCCAAATTTTGATGATAACTGGGTCAGTTGGATTGGACAAATGGTAGAAGATTTGCTTGTCATTGGAATGGCCGCAAGTGAGAAAAAGCCTTTCAGCCAACCAGACCATCCGTATTTGTTGTTTCCAGTGGATTCAGCTTCTATAAAAATCTATTTGGATTGGGATGGAACACCATCAAAACCAAGATACGCCCAAGAAGATTTACACGGGAAAGTCATTGATTTTAAAAATAGTGATCTTTTGGTGATGAAACACAATCCACGCTCATCAACTCCTTTCGGATTAAGCCCCGTAGAAGTATGTATCCAGCAAATTCAATACTTTTTAAACGCTCAAGCCTACGCTGGAGCCACAGCCTCTAACGCCACACCTAAAAAACTTCTCAACCTAGGTAAAGACATTAGCCAACAGCAATTAATGGAGTTTCGTACCTACTTCAAAAATGAGATTGAAGGCAGAAGTCACATGCCTATTTTCGGAGGAGTAGAAGGAATTCAATCTGTTGAACTAGGTCTTGCCAGTGACCAAGCATTATTCCTTACTTGGCAAAGTTTCTTAATTTCAATTATCGCGGCTGCATTTAACCTCGATTCGATGAAGTTCAATGATTATGTAGGCGTCAACAGGAGTACAGGGGATACGCTAGACGATATCTCCGATGAAGGGGCAATAAGGCCCATGAGTCATACTTTGGAACATTACATTAATCAGCAAATTCTACCGCTGTTTGGGATTGATGAGTTTGCCGAGTTTAAATTCCGTTTTACGACTTCTTATCAAGATAGGAAAAGCCTTGCGGTGATCCATCAAATTTACGCTCAGGCGGATGTTCTTACGATCAATGAAATGCGTCGTGAGGTTGGACTGCCTGATTTACCTTACAGCGACGTAATCGGTGCTTCCAAAGGCTCACTCACACTATCTGAATACCGTGCTATCTTTGGAGGCTTTGTTTCTCTACAAGATGCGGTTGGCGTGGATGAAGATACGGGCACATCTGGCATGCAGAAACTTCAGGAAGAACGTAACAAAACAACCAACGAACTGAAAGAGAAAGAAATCGGTCTGAAGTACGCCAAACCTAATGATCCTAACAATAACGGGAACAACGGTGTATATGGTGCACCGCAGCCAAAAGAAAAAGCGATGAATCAACGGTCCGATCATGGGACCGACATCGGCCTGTAAAGGGGGTGATAAAGACGTTGAAGGTAACTGAAATCAACCAGAAAAGTGTACAAGCATCCATTACCGCAGAAAATGGGCTCACAGATTTCACGATCAGTGAAACGGGGCATCCGAATCAAAAGTCATTTGCGGGGATCTTGACGTTTTTTGATGTACCATCCGATTACGCTCCAAATGGAGCTGGCGGATTGCGTGTACTCATTCCATCGAGTGTAGGGATCCCGGCATTAGATTCCCTCAAGGGAATGGCCGTAAACTTTATCGACACCATGGATGGACATGCACCAACTGAAAAAATAGGTGTCATCACCCAAGCCCAAGCAGGAGAACCACAAGACGACGGGGCTATTCCAGTCTATATCCAAGGTTACGTTTATGCGTTTGATTTTCCAGAAGAAACGCAAGTGATTGTTAATCATCAATCTCTCCTTGGATTTAGTTATGAAACCGCTCAGACTCTTTTGTCCGAAGGCGAATATAACGGACAGCCCGTTGCTGTTGTGCAATCCCTTGGCTATTTTACAGGGGCATCGATTTTATTGAAACAAGCTGCTAGTTATCAAGCAACACAATTAGTTGCTGCAAAAGAGGAGGTCAAGCAAGTGGATGAAGCGACAAAAGCATTACTCGACGAATTAAAACAAGCCATTTCTGGCTTACAAGAATACGTCGATACAAAATTCCAAACGCTCGAAAACGTCCAGTCCAATGAGGATGAAGCGAAAGAAGAGCAAACCGAAGAAGTATCTGCTGAAAATGAAGAAGGCAAGACGGAAGAACCCGCAGCAGAGGAAACAAAGGATGCCGAGGAAGATTCTAAAGAGGATTCCAAAGACGAGTCTGCAGAAGATGAGTCTAAAGAAGAATCTAAGGAAGACACCGAAGTAAAAGCATCCAAAGAAGAAACAACGGAGTTAAACGCTGGCGAATCGATTTTAGCTGCTCGCATACAAGAGAAGTTGGACGCTGCATTAGCAGAACTTGCTTCTTTAAAAGCAGAAAACGTTGAAAAAGAAAAGCATCAACGTAAATCCGTTGCGTACCCAGTAACACTTATGGCGAAATACGATATTCAGCCACAAGATGATTACAAATCGTTGCTTGCATCTATCGACGCTCGCGAAGATTTAAGTGTAGAGCAACGTATGGCGTTAAAATTCGAAGCACGTCAAAAGAACAATAAAAAGTAACAGGTAACTGTTTTAATTTTTACTTTTAGTGTTCAGTAACAATGTTCATAAATAGTAGTTTTGTTCAGTCGTCAAATTGACGGCTTTTTTTTATTCCAAAAAACATTATTAGGAGGCTATAAAACATGGCTAATTCTCAAGCAAATTTTACAAACATTAACGCAGCTGCTGATTTCATGGGAGTAGGTGCAATTGAGGTTCCTGATTTTCAAAAAGAAATCGGGGATTTAGTCCGTAGAAGTTCTGCATTGGCACAACGTATTCAATATGTTCCTGCAACAGGTTCGATTTCTCGTTTCTTCGAGCAAACTGGAATTGCTGATGGGGCATTCGGTGATCCTCGTGCAATCAATCCTGCATCTACCGCACCGACTCGTATCGAGCGTTCGCTATTAATCAAAAGCATCACGAACCGTATCGATTACAGCCTGTTTGATCTTGAAACGGTAGCTCAACAAGGAATCTTCCCGCAACTCAAAGCAAAAGACATGGCGGACATGGTCAATGGTATGCTTCGTTTGCATGCGAAAAAATTGTGGGTAGGTAGCGATACAGTTTCTGGTAACCAAGTAGGAAGTGGTACTTCGTTTGAATATGTAGGTCTGTTGAATCAGATCTCTAAAACGGCTACCATCGCTGCTGGCGTTTCTATCGTAGATGGATTGCGTAGCCAAGTGGCTCAAATGATGGCGAACCCTAATTATGAAGTAAAACCAACTGCGATCTACATCAATCCGCTTCTTTTGGATCTGTTGGAAGCTGAGGTTAAAAACTCTGCATCTGCTCTTCGTTTCATCCAAACGGATATTACAGATGGTATTGCAGGACTTTCTGTAACGGGTCTTGTAACAGCAGCTGGCGTTCTTCCGTTGATCCCAGATGCTTACATTCCAGTGGATGCAACAGTTCCTGGAGTAAATGCAGCTCCTGCTGGTCAAGCGAACTACTTCGCCGTTATCCTTTCTGAGAATGAAGTAGAGCATCACTACATTGGCTCGAAAGCTCCTCGTGTGTTCCAGCTTGGTACTGCTGCGAATTTAAATGAGAGCTATGTTGGTGTAATGTTCGGTGCTCCTGTTGTAAAGCAAAACGTAGCAGGTGCTCATACCATCGTTGCTGTTCAACGCTAATCAAAGGGGCGGGATATCCGCCCTTTTTATTTATGTTAGGAGGTTTTACCCTTGGCTAAAGAAAATACAAAAAAAGCAGTAAAAGAAGTGGTACAAGAAGCTGTAGAAACAAAAGAAGTGCAAGAAGTAGAAGTTCCTGAAATTTTAGAAGTAAAATTAGCGGTTGAAAACCCAAATGCTACCCATACCGTTTATACGAAAGTAGGTAGCGTGCTATTTGTTGATGGCGTAGCAAACGTCTCCAAGGAAATTCACGAAGAATTGAAACTTCTAGGGATTGTATAATGCGTTACCTAGAAAATCCTTCGTTCGATCCTGAAATGATCGAACGGGCGGAAGCGATATTTGAGCGATTGCTCGGCTATCCATTGTTAGAAACAGAACATACCGAGACGCTGAAATATATGCCAGGAGGCGTTTCGATTAAAAATGTCCCTGTCCATTCACTGGTCCGTATACGGGCACGCACAAGCGACGGAGGACATTATTTTTTTGACTATGGAAGACATTTCGGTTCTACAGATTGGATCGAAATTGACCCAACTCATGTACTTCTATTTAAAACCTCTCAATTCGCTTCAGTAACCCTACCACCTAGTATATTTGGAACTCCTTATGAGGAAGTAGAAATTATATACCGAGCAGGTCTTAAAGAAGCACCGGTACAAGTGCAACATGCAATTGTTCAAATTGCAAAGATGCTCGTAAATGGGGAAATCGACGAATGGCATTGTTTTTTGCCTGATGAGGTACTTGATGTTATTGAATCTTACCGAAAGGAGGAATCGGCGTGAGTTTATACGTAACGGTAGCGGAATACAAACAGGCTCCCACGGCAATTGAGTTAGATCAGTTAGACCAGACCAATCTAGGAAATCCAGATGCACAAGATGCAGCCCTTTTGAACATTTTGCGTAGAGCAAGCTCATGGGTGGATAATATCGTCAAGATGAATACGCTCGAGGCAACGGTGACTACCGAAACAAAAGAAGTCCACATTGGAAAAGACGGACGAATTATCGTGCATCCTGACAATGTGCCGATTTTAAATCTAGTAAGTGTGGAATATTCATTATCCCCGCTGATTGGCTTTTCTACCATTCCACTGGATATGATTCAAACCTACGAAAACTGGTTTACCATCTACCAATTCTCTCAAAATACCTTGAGCCCGAACTTGATTCTTCAACCTTCAAGTCTTGGATATATCAATCCGTTTACGCGTCAGCTCCTTAGCGATCTCAGCATCACCTTGAAATATTCGTACATCAACGGATATATGAACACGATGCTTGCTCAAGATGCCAATGCTGGGGATACCACCATCATCGTCAAAGATGCAACAGGGGCTTATCCTGGTTTAAAATTTACGCTTTATGATGCCGCTTATGAAGAATATTGCGTGATATCAAGTGTCTCAGGCAATAGAATTACGCTCGTAAATCCTTTGTTGTTTGCACACTCCTCTGGAATGAATGTCTCCTGCCTACCCGCAAGCGTCAAGCAAGCCACGATTCTCCTAGCGAATTTCTTAATCAAAGAAAAAGGAAGCCTTGCGGTGCAAATGAACAGTATGGCCGTCTCGGGCACCAGCATGGATTACAACAAACCTAGCGACGTTACTACGGCAAAGGAATTGTTGCGTCCATTCGTTCGAACGGTGGTGTCCGGATGATTACCATGCAATTTGATGAACGCACCACATCGCAAATCAATCGCTTTTTAAATGCATCCACGCAATGGGAAGTGTTTATGGGCTTAAGCCTTGCTGAAGACATTGGCAAACTTGCTGAAGAACGTATCAAGCCATATCTGTTGGGCGTGCGAAATGATCCTGCCGCTACGGGAGATACACAAAAATCGTTGCAAACACATGTAACCGCATTTGGAAGTGGGTTTGAAATCACGTTTGAAGCCGATGTAGCAGCACTATGGCTGGATCAAGGGAACGGAGACGGGCCGATTTACTCCAAAAGCGGGAGACCTATGCCGATTGATTTACGGCATTACGGGGTAGCTGGCGTGAAGTATTGGGCCAACCCAGTACAACCAATGGGCTCACGTACACCTGGGGTTCCCATGCATTACAGTGACGAAGTGGCGGAATGGCTGGCAAACGAGGGTGCGGTTCAATCCATGACCGAACACCTAACCGAATTTCTTGATTGGGTGGTGATGCCGTGAGACAGACCATAAAACAAGCTCTTCAAACCTTGCTGCAAAATACCCCTGGAATTAAAGCAGTGAATACGTATCGCCGCAAACTGGATAACCGCTTCCCGATTATTACCATTTATCTCCCCAAATCGGATGAAACAAGAGCATCCGCTTCCGCTCCTCTCGGCAAGAAATTTCTTAAATTCACGGCCCAACTCGAAATATTTACGATTGACCAGTCGACAGATGGCAGCGGTCAGCTTGAATTTGATGACTTGTTGGATGCGGTTGACCAGCAATTACGCAGTGACGTAACCCTTGGGGGAACGGTGCTGGCATCTACCATTGAGTTCATCAAAACGAATGTATCCCCGCCGATGCTAGTCAACGGTCAAAACGTTGCGTTACTGGCTGTCAAACAATTCGATATTACGGTTCAGGTAACTGGCTAGGAGGCAAGTGTATGAAAAAAGTTCGCTATGTAGGAACAATTCCCGTCACATTAACCAAGTTGAATCTCGTAGTTCAACCAGGAGACGTGATTGAAGTGGAAGATTCCTTTGTTAATGCAGCATTTGAAGAAGTTGTTATTGAAAAACCAAAAAAAGAGATTACCAAGGAGGCAAAATAGATGGCTCGTTTATCCGCTCTTGGCCACGTTGGGATGGCCTTTGAAACTACATTTGGTACCGCAGTAGCCCCAGTAGTGTACATTCCGTACAACACGATCAAAGTAGACGATAATGTTAAAAAAATCGTAGATGAAGCTCGTCGCGGGGTATTAACAAAAGATTTTAATGTGTATAATGCGGCTCGCTCAGGATCCGTTCAAATTGATACTTTTTGCTATCCAGAATTACTCGGATATTTCTTAAAACCAATCCTCAGTAATTACACAACAACGGGTTCTGCTGGTGCTTACACCCATAGCTTCCAGGTATTAAATGCATTAAGTCCTTCATTGACACTCAGTGACTATAACTCAATCACCGAGCGTCAATATGCAGGAGCCGTTATGGAAGAAGTAGGATTTAAGTTTGATACAGAAAACCTGTTTACCGTATCCGCAAAATATCTCTCTAAGGGTTCTGCCGTTGCCACTCAAACCTCTCCAACGTTCAATACATCCGACCCATTTACTGGGTTCCAATCATCTTTAACCCTCAATGGAACGCAAAATTTGAACATGGTTGGTGGAGAAATTTCCATTAAACGGGCCACTCAAATGATTTTTGCGGCAAATGGAACGGCTGATCCTAGCAAATATTCCACTGGAAGAATTGAAGTAACTGGTAAATTCACCTTCGACGTCGAAGACGAATCCGAATGGCTAATGTACCGTAACAACACTCGTCCTTCTGTAGATCTTACATTTAATCGTGACGATAACACGTCCATCGAATTCCATATCTCAAATGCGGACTTCAGCAAGGCAACGATCGACCGTTCAGGTGAATTCTTACGTGTAGATGCTGAATTCCGTGCCTTCTACAACGTCGCAGATGCTGGAATGATGACGGTTACCCTTAAAAATAACATAGCAAGTTACTAATGGAGGTATATAACTATGCGTATTGATTTTCCACAGTTAGGCGAAGGGTATTTTGTTGAAATTAAAGACCCGAAGAAACTCAAATGGAAAGAGAAAAAAGAAATCACCAAGCAATACAAAGAAGGCGATATCCCCGCTCAGCTTGATTTATCCGAATACATTGCGGTTGTTTTAATCAAAAGCGGATATATGTTAGACGAAGACAAGAAGCCTATCACGTTTCCTTTGACGGCAGATACCGTTGGCGATGTTCCAGCAGATGTCGTAGAAGAAGTCGTGAAAGCATTCGGAACCAGCTACACCGATAAGGTGGCTGAAAAAAACTAATTGATGCGGTGGATAAGGCTCTGAGAGATTACGGTGATTCACCGCCTGAATACTCGGAGTTTCAACTCTGCCGCGAAATGGGATGGACATTTACTGAACTAGAAGAACAGCCTGCTTGGAGAATCGAGCAGGCTTTTTTATTTTTAAACCGGGAAAGTGTGTACCAGAAATCTCAGCAAAGTTAGGAGGTGAGATGGATTGGCAACCAATCAACAAACGCAATTAAATTTGGTCATTTCAGCTCAAGATCAGGCCACAAAAGTAATTGATGCTTTTGCGGCGAACATCGAATCATCCTTTTCCAAAATCAAAGAAGCCATGTCCGTTCTCGGAGAAGCCCAGCCGAAATTCAAAAATCCACTCTCCCAAAGCGTCGTGAACAGTTTTATGACGAATGCGGAGACCATGACCAAAGCGATGCAAGACATGTCCAATGTCATGGGTGAATCCACACTCAAGATGGATGAATCGATTCGCACTGAAATGTCCGCTTTTAAAGATCTAGCAAAAACCGCTCAAGAGGCATTTCTCCAAATTCAAGAGGGCGGAAAAATGATGGGTGATAGCATGAATGGAGTGGTCCCTCCCATCACAGATGGTGCTGAGAAGATTAAAAAGAGCCTGAATTTCGGGGAACTGATGATCTCGGGTTCGATTATAAAAGAGATGGGGAAGCAAGTGACCGATTTCTTTGGCGAAGCCATTTCTAAATCAGCCGAATTTGACCAATCCATCGTTAACACAGCAGCCTCATTTAAAATTAACCTCGATCCAGCCATGCAAAACTCCACTCAAGCCATTGAAACCATGAAACAGAAAGCGATTGATCTCAGTAACGCAGGTTTCTTCTCCGCCAACCAAATCGGGGATGCGATGAACGTGTTGGCAAAGCAAGGCGTCACCTATAGCCAAATGATGAACGGAATGATTCAAGAAACGCACAACGTAGCTGCCGCGAATCAAGAAGATTTAGACGCAACGGCCAATGTACTAACCGATATCATGCACGAAATGGGCGAATCACTGAAGCGTGATTTCGGAGATAACTTGCAAGATCAAATGCAAGGTGTGGGTAATGCCATGACGGAAACCTTGCATAAAGCACGACTGAGCATGGATGACTACCTAAATACCATGAAATACGTGGGTCCGTTAGCATCCGCGACAGGCGTATCCATTACGGATTTATCAGCTGCCATCGCGATTCTCGGCGAGCATGGGATACGCGGGACAATGGCCGGAAATGGACTTCAAAGAATGCTCACGAACCTTCAACCACAATCCGATGCAGCAGCTGCAACTATGGAAAAACTCGGTTTGGTCACCAAAGATGGAGGAAATGCGTTCTTTGATGCATCCGGCCACATGAAATCACTTGCTGATGTGCAAAAAATCCTTGCAAACAGTATGAAGGACTTAACAGATGCTCAAAAAGAGCAAGCCATTAAGACCATTTTCGGACAATACGCCATCAAGCAAATGATGACCCTCATTAACACCGCTCCAGATGAATTTGATGCGATGACCAACGCGATGAAGAACCAAAATGCTGTAACAGATGCCTTGACGGAGAAATCTGAAGGTTTTGGGATGCAACTGCAAAGGCTACATGCTCAATTTGCAACGTTCCAAAAAGTCATCGGGGAAGCGTTACGACCACTGGTCGAGTCCGTCTTGCCATTTTTGGAACACTTGATGGTGTCGTTTGAAAAAATGAATCCCGGTATCCGTGATTTCATCATTCGATTTGCAGCGATCGGAGGCGTGTTAATTGCGGTTGGTGGCGGAATTTTAGCCTTTATCGCAACACTTGGCTTTTTAAAATCAGGTCTTGCCTCCTTTGCAGAAGTAGAAACCCCATTACTTGCACCTTTCCTTGGATTCATCGCCATTTCAGGGGCCGTAGTAGGTGCTGTTGTGCTACTTAAAAAAGCATGGGATACAAACTTTGATGGCATTCGTGAAAAAACAGCAACGGTATTCGCAGAAGTTAAGAAAATCGTCTCGGAAGTCATCACCTTTGTAAAACCATACTGGGACGAATTTGCCGCGAACTTCCGCAAAGCATTTGTGGAATTAAAGCCATATGCTAAAGAGTTTTTAGACGCTATCTTCAAGGGATTCATGGCAGCTTTGCCTGCGATTGAATCATTTGGACATGCGATCGCTCCAATAGCAAAACAAGTCCTTCAATTTGCTGCAACACATCCGCAAATCGTAGCATTAGCGGGTGCATTCATGTTGTTTGGTGGTCCTTTGAAGGTGGTTACGGGGTTAATTGGAGGACTCGGAAACATTCTTCTGCCGATCGGTGAGTTGTTTATGGGAGTTGGAGGAGGAGCCTTGAAAATGGGTTCCATGGTAGCAGGTGGTGCAAGCATGGCTGCCAAAGGGATTTTCAGTGGGGCCGCAGGCATCTCAGGAGCCATCAGAGGAATCCCAGGGTTATTTGGGAAACTGGGAGAAGCATCGACCGGAGTTGCTCATTTCTTTGTTTTGAATTTCACCCGAGCAGGAGCGGCCATGAATTTCTTCAAAGAAGGAGTCGCTCATATCCTTACCAATACGATAGCAGGCTTTGGATCATTCTTCCGTGCTCTTTTATCTTTTAATGTAGTGACATGGGGCAAAGGAATTCTATCGGCAGTCACCAAAGCGTTCTCGTGGACAAACATTATCGGTGCAGCCAAAGGATTAATCACAGGGTTTGGTGGCTTCCTCAGAGGGGCCCTAACAGCCATGACGGGACCATGGGGAATCTTGATTATTGCCGTTGCGGCCGGTGTTGGTGCGATTATCGCAAACTGGAGCAAAATTAAGCAGTGGGTTTCCGAACACTTTGGAAAAAACTTTCCTAATACCATCAAACAGTTCGCTTCTACAGTCGGCAAAGTAATCCAAGAACTTGGAAAAATATTTGGTGAAGTGTTCGACGCCATTAAAAACGCGGTCACTGCAGCATGGAGCTATGTAGAGCCCTTTATTATGGGGGCAGTCAATCGAATATCGGAGTTTTGGAAAGCTCACTGGGATGAAATTAAGCAAGTTCTGGTTTTCGTGTGGAAAGTCATTCAGGATGTAATTGGTGCTGCGTTAGCAGTCATTTATCCGATCATTGCAGGGGCCCTCGGCTTTATTAAGGGAATCTGGAGCAGTGTCTGGAATGTTATCGGATCCGTTGTGAAAACGGTATTTGACACCATTGTAGGGGTACTGAAAATCGCCTGGGACGTGATTTCTGGGATTATTGGTACCGCCCTCGATATCTTAACCGGAAATTGGGGCAAGGCGTGGGATACTATCAAATCGATGTTCGTAAATCTCTGGAACGACATTCTTTCGTTTTTTGGCAATCTCGGAGGCGATTTGCTCAATGCGGGTAAAAATCTCATGCACATGTTGGTACAAGGGATCACAAGTGGAATTAAAGCCGTCGGAGATGCCGTATCCAACGTGGCGAGTAAAATTAAATCGTTTTTAGGGTTTTCGTCGCCTGCTAAAGAAGGACCAGCGGGACCAGGTCAATCTGATAGGTGGATGCCGAACATGATGAACATGTTTACCAAAGGCATTGAAGAGAACACGCCAAAGCTGCAACAAGCCGTAGCGAAAGTCGCTATGGGCGTCAATGTCGGGATGACGCAAACCCATCAACACGTAGCTCAATTAACAAACTCCCATAAATATCCAGTGGCTCCAACTACCAAAGGAAATAACGGAGTTATCGTCAACATTCAGGTGGATGGTCATTCCGCAAAAACCAATAAAGAACTCGCTGAAAACATCGGCAAAGTGTTCCGTACACAAATGTCGATGGTCAGTGGCAAATAACGAGCAGAACACATGTCTGCTCGTTATTTTTATTCCCAAAGCAAGGAGGTGAGAATGTGGCAAACACTGTTCAAATTCTAATTGGTATGCTCGATTATACGCCGCTTATCCCATACGATACGGTCACGGTGGATAATAACATCATTCAAACGAGCGATACGATGAATTTTTCCGTGTACGTAAATCCAGGCATCGATAAAGTCCTCGATACGACTACCTCACAGATGGTAACTGCTATGCGACCCAAATGCGGACAAACGGCCCTTTGGCAAAATCCTAATGTAATGGTGATAGCTCCTGATGGCACGCGAAAACCGAATCGAGAATTCGCAGGCGTAATTGTGGAAGTCAAGGAAAATGATGATGAGGGATTACTCCGCTATGATGTGCATGTTAAATCATTCGAACATTTTCTAGACCGAAGGCTCGTCACTGCCTGGTATAACCAAGATGCTCCTGAAAACATCATCAAAAAAATCGTGAGCACCTTCACCCAAGGCTTTACCACCTATAATGTAAGGAACTCTGGAACGCTTGTCATTCCTCAATATTTTGACTACCAAAAAGTATCCGATTGCATTAAAAATATCGCCGACCAAATTGAATGGGGTTGGTACATTGATCCATGGGCGGATGTGCATTTTTACCCCGCTGAAAACTTCCCTAGTCCATTACCCAATAACACATTAAACGTGGATACCGACATGCAAAACTACGGTGATTTAGAGATCGTCGAAAACTCGGAACAACAATATAATCGCGTCTTTCTCAAGGGGTTTAAAACTCGTTCAGGACGATTTATGATGCTTACGTTTACGGGGGACGATCAAACCACACAATGGTCGACAGGATATCGCATCAGCTCCGCCAAAGGGGATGTGGCCGTTGCTGTTTATCCATCTCTCCAGGCATATCAAAATGATCTGTCGTTTCAAAATGGGGGTGTCTGCACCGGGGGTACCGTGATGACTATCAAACGAGACGTAGTCGATGGATCTCCAGACCAACAAGGGGCAGTAAACACCGCCTACATTCAATACAGCGAGCACTTGGTGCGAATCTCCAATTATAACGGCGGAGCAATTCCATCTGGTTATGTCGTAGCTGTTCGATTCTTCTACTTGAAAGATACGGTTTTCCTCGCTCAAAACCCACTTGCACAACAACAAACCGCAGCTCTTGAAGGAACCAATGGCATCTATGAATACGTGGATGACGATAAATCATTGACGAACGCCACCATGACGGCCGTTAAAGCCAAAGGGGAACTGCTTCTCACCAAATATCAATTCCCACAAATTACAGGATCGTTTACCACTTTCTTTAATTCCACGTCATCAGCGGGATGGCGTGCAGGTCAAAATTTCATGTTGGTCACGAATCGAAGATTTGGAGGACTCAATGAGGTGATGTTTGTCCAGCGAGTAACCAAAACCATTGTACAAAACGATACCACGGGATTAATTACGCAGTATACGGTTGAATTTGCAGACAGTCCGTATCTCGTTTAACCGTTCGAACGGAGGGATTTTAGTGAAACTCGATACATTTGTAAGACTGATTAAAGATTTACGGCAAAACGCGATTGCGGATGATGTCGATCCGAACAACGTAGTCCTGCAAGCCTATGCAAGTCCTTACGATCAAGTGTCGGCATCCGAAAGCATTCGATTTCGAACGGCCGCACCATCGTCATTCGTTTGGGGGAACGGATCGACGTACACAGCTTATGATTCAAACGGAAATGCGTACCAAGCTCCAAGCTGCGGATGGTTATGGAGTAGCGGCGGAAGGTGGTCGTAATGGACGCCAGCCTAGCATATGGAACAGTACGGGTGATGAAACACGATAAAAAAACGGGGTTATTGTTGTTTGATGAAACATTTAAAAACCAAATTACAAACTACGCAAGAGGTCAAGCTGCTGGATTATGGGCGGGTCTTCCCATCTATACGCCCAATCAAATTTCCCTAGGGACGGGATCACCACCATCGGGGCAAACGGGACCCACGCCAGACGATACAGGGTTGTGGAGTGAAATCGCAGGATCCAAGAAAAAAATAGATTATGCGACTACCTGGCTACAATATTACACGCAATATTCGGTGACCTATCTGCAAACAGAGGCCATAGAAACGATAACCGGCTCGAACCCCAATGGAGCCATACAAATCACTGAATGCGGTCTGTGGGACTCATACGGGCAATTATGGAGCCATGTGCAGCTATCAGGTGTCTCGCATGACAATACCAGTACCCTGTCCATTCAATGGAACATTTTACAACTTGGCAACTAGGAGGTGATTTTCAGTGCTTTATAAAATAAACGTCGGAGATTTACCTATGGCATCAGATATTGCCCAAGTGACCGACTTTTTTAGTGGAAAACACGATATCGGTGGGATAACCATCGCACCGGCCACGGCTGCACCAACTAATACGATTACGGGATCCACATCTGCAGGGACAAATCTGGGAGCGGGAGCGTACCAATATGTAGTCACCTACCTCACGGGATACAGAAAATCAGATGGGACGCTGTCCATCACAGGAGAAACGCTTCCCAGCACCGCGTTTTCCATTACAACCCCAGCAGGGAACGGAACCATTAGCCTCACTGGGATTCCTGTCGGTGGCCCGCTCGTCATCGCACGGAATTTATATCGTACCAAAGTGAACGGAAGTACCTTTTATTTAGTCAAACAGTTTGCAGATAACTCCACGCAGGTCTTCACTGACAACACCCCTGATGCATCACTTCCTTCAACCACACCACCTACCACCAACGGAACAGGATCCTTTTTCACTTCTGATCTTTGGATTAATAAAAACATTCCACAGCTACAATTAGACGCTGGCCGTGGTACCTTCACAGGATTATCCTATAATGCGACACCTTCATCGGACTTTGGGTTAAATATAAAAGTTGCGAATAACAACGTACTCAAATTAAGTGCTGCAGGGGCAACCACCACCTTTGGCGGTTCCACGCTGGATGATGGCTCAGGGAATATGGTCGTCAAAGGGACGCTCAAATCAGGAAACTCATTTAACGTTTGGAACGATGATTACACGAAGAGGACGTATGTGTATCAACATTTATCGACCGCTCAAACCATAAGCACGTTAAATACTTGGGTAAAAGTTGGATTCCAGACGATTGATAGGGACTTACTTGGAGAGTGCCCCGCTGGTTACTCTCAATTTAAGGCGAAAAACGCTGGTACGTATGCGATTAGTTCTAGTTTGTTTGTAACAACCCCTGCGGTTAATACATTGATTTATATTGGCGTATTTAAAAATGGTTCTATGGCATGCCGTGCTTCAGGTACGGTAAGTTCGAGTACCCAAACGTACAACCTTCCTGTATCCGGTTATTGTGAACTAGAGTTAGCTTTAAATGATATCATCGAAATTTATGTTTACACTTCAGCTAGTATTACGCTTGCAGCGGATAACCTAGGTTCGATCTTCACAGTTGGTCGATTGACGTAAGGAGGAACAAAAAATGAATATTGAAAAAGTGATTTTATCGAAATATCCAAACGCGATACCTAACGTTGATTTCTTCGTCGTTGATCGTCTGGACGGAAATGGTGCTCAAATTATGGATTGGTCCTTACAGGTCGAAAGTGGAGAAGACGTTCCTCAACCAACACAAAATGATCTAGCAAGTTGGTGGATTCCGATTTATCAACAAGAAAAAATGAACGAGTTAAATCAAGCCTGCAATGGAGCAATCCTAGCGGGCTTTTCTTCTGCTTGTTTAGGTACAAGCCACACGTATCAATTCAGCTACGATGACCAACTCAACCTCAACGGACAACTCACCTTAATCAATGCAGACCCCACCATTACAACCCTTCAATGGAAAACCATGGACGCAGGTGTTCTTGAACACAGCCGAGATCAATTCATTGCTTTATGCAAAGACGCCATCGCCTTCAAGCAAAGCCAAATTCAAAAATATTGGTCTTTGAAGGCACAAGTCCTGGCTGCCACCACAGAAGATCAAATCGACGCAATCACCTGGTAATTCAATTTTAAAGAAAAGTAGGTGCAATTATGGAAGATAAAGAACGTCTGGCCAAAATTGAAACATCCATCGAGTCGATTGAGAAGTTACTCGGTAAACTTGAGGGGAAAATCGACGCGTTTAATGACAACATGGATAAAAAATTTGTTCCCCGTACCGAAGTCGAAAGCACAGTCAAACATCTTCATGAACGCATTTGCGATGCAGAAGAAGAATTGGAGAAAGTCAAAAAGGAACTGCATGTGTTATATGAAAAACAAGGCAGACTTCCCGCTTGGGCAGCAGCAGTTCTTTCTTTCCTAGTGACGCTTGTGGGTGCACTACTAGCAGGACATGTGATGCACTAGGAGGGACAATATGGAACTACAAATCGGCGATATTGTCGTTGTGCATGGAACAAGTTTAATCGGCTTGGGGATTGAAATGATCACACACTCATACGCCAGCCACGTTGCAATTGTTGTAGATCCGAAAAATGAACAACTCATCGAAGCAGATGGTTTTCGCACCGTAGGATATCAATTACTAAACGAGTATCGAGATCAATCATTAATACTACGCCATCCATCCATCACCTCGAAGCAACAAGCAGATATTGTTTCGTTTCTACAATCCCATATGGGAGATTCCTACGATTATTTAGCCATATTGCAAGAATTTGAACGATACGTCCTTCATGTTCCTCCACAAGAGGAACGGGAGGGCGTTTTTATTTGCTCGACATTGGTTTCTCATGCGTACTTGCATGCTGGGATCCGATTAACGGATACCGTTTTACCTAGCCCAGACGACATTTTGGAATCCAATCAGCTCATACAAGTGGGGAGGTATTAAAAATGAGCGAGAAAAAAATTGTACCCGCCCATGATCAAGTAGAAACACTCAAAGAAGTGATTCACTATGAAGACCATGAAGCAAGAACGGAATCGGCGGAGTTTCGAAAAGTGAAAAAAGAATTGCATGCTGCGAATACGCCTTGTTTTATCAATAACGGGCATTGCCAAGGGACTTTAGAAGTTCATCACAGCATCGTTGAATATTCAGCAGCAAGTGAAGTGGATTGGGAAAAGGTGCATGCAGATCATCCAGACTTCTTAGATGTCGATTGTAAATACCAAATGCAAGTTCTCTGTGAAAAGCATCATCGAGCCCCAGGCTTTGGAATTCATAAAATCAGCTACCCAGCTTGGATTCTACAAAAATATTTAAAACCAGAAGCTCTCGAAAAGTTTGAGAAAGCTGTTGCTCAAATGCTAGAAAAAGGCCACGAGGAGCACCACATCAATCATCATGCACAAAAACATCTCCTTAAAGCGGATGATTCCCATGACTAAGCTACTTGTTTTTTCTATCGGTGCAGTAATTCTCGGGGGATTATGCTATCGGTTTGGCATAGATAAAGTGGCCAATTGGATTCAAATTATCTCGGCGGTTCCTTGGTTTTGGACGGTTTACCGACTAGAGCAAATCCACAAGCATCATAAGAAGGGAGAGAATTCAAATGCAAAATAAAACATTTAGTAATCCTTTTGGAATTGATGTTAGCCATTATCAAGGCACGATTGATTGGGCGAAGGTAAAAGCGGCAGGTGTAAGATTCGTTTATATGAAAGCAACCGAATCTACTGGGTACGTGGATCCCATGCTTAAAACGTATGTAGCAGGTGCTCGAGGCGTGGGCCTACCGATTGGATTCTATCATTTCGCAAGACCGAATGCAGATGCAACCGCTCAAGCTGATTTTTTCGTGAACACGATTAAGTCCGTTGCTGGCGATTATGGTGACTTGATTCCTGTATTAGATCTCGAGGAGCCCGCAGATGGAAGTGGAGACATAAACCAAATCGTCAAATGGGCGAGTGATTTCATTACTCACGTTCAACAGCTCACAGGAAAGCAAGTGATGATGTATACCGGTGGTTGGTTTGTAAATCAATACAACGGGCTCCATAATGCCTTCAGTTCCTTGCCATTATGGATGAGTGCTTATCGTAACACTGCCCCAAGCGATTGCGGTGGCTGGACGAGCTGGACGGTTTGGCAATACTCCGATAAAGGCACAGTAGACGGAATTAGCGGAAATGTCGATGTAAACGTGGCGGTATCGCTGGATGCTATTCTCGCAAAGCCTGCGTTAAGCGTGATAAATGCGACGGTTTCGCATCCCACCTTACGTCAAGGCGACAGTGGTGCGGCTGTTACAGAACTGCAAACTGATTTAACCAAGCTCGGATTTGACACGAAGGGGACCGATGGAAAATTCGGCTTGAACACGGCTTCAGCTCTTGCAGCGTTCCAAAAAGCAAACGGGTTAACCGCTGATTCAGTATGCGGACCTCAAACATGGGCGAAACTCGGTGAATTATTAAAACCAAAATATACGGTATATCAATATGAGAATAAATTGGGCGATTTCACTAGCGTAACTGATGCAGAAAATGAAGCGAAGAAATGGGATCATGCGAGTGTTCGGCAAATTTCAGATGGGACATGGGTATGGAACAACTACCCAGGACCTGTTTATGACGTCTATCAAAACAACAACAAGCTACAAAGTTTCTTAGGCATCAATCCAGCAATTGATTACGCAAAAAAATACGACCATTCGTATGTCAAACAAATCAAAGATGCTTCTGTTGTTTGGTTAAGTGAGGATTGGGGCGGCCAGGATAAATTAAACGCCTACTTGAATCCACCGAAAGTTGTACCCACACCTCAAACGACTCCTGAAAAACCAGTTCAAACTCCTGCACAAGAAAATTCACTACAAACCGATTCCACTTCGGAAACCAAACCTACTGAAAATACCTCAAATTCGCCTTTAAAAAATGACACCCAGGGTAATGACACCAGCCAGCTATCGCAAACTGAAAAACAAAGCCTTTATGAAACGATTTCTAGTTTTATTAAAAAACTACTAGGCTTATAGGAGGAAAATCTCGCATGATGAACCTGATAATTGAATACTGGTACGTGCTGGCACTTGTGATCGTGGTTGCAGGTGTTTTTTTCGTGAAAAAATACGCGACAGGCAAAGCAAAAACTTTGGCTCTCACGTATTTAAGCAAAGCAGAACAAACCTTGTTTACGACTGCAGAGGTTCAAGTTCATGTCCTTGCGGAAACGGTCTATAATGTATTTCCTAAGCACATCAAAATGTTTGTACCCGCTGCTGTATTCGAAGCGATCTTTGTAGAGTTGTATAACGAGTGCAAGAATAAGCTGAACCAGAATTAGGATCACTTATTTTCTTTCTCTTTTTCCTTTTCTGATTCTCTAATTCTTTTTAGACTATCTGAAACCTCCATCATGACCTTAGTCATCTTATCTAGTTTTTCGGCCATTTCATTCAGTTGATTAATCTTTTCTTTGAGCATCGTCTACCTCATCTCCTATGATCATAAAAATAAGAAATGGTATGCTAGAGCTTATAGCGATAGTTGCATGACTTTTTTGTAAGGTTTCTTTTGGAAATAGTGAAACAAGCACAGCAAATAATATGAGCGAAGTAAGCAGACCAATAATTTGATATTTATATTGTTTTTTCATCGTATCCTCTCCTTTTCAATGTACCCTCGTTATAGTTGCATTTTTAAAAAATGCAATCATTTTTTTGTATTTTTAAATAAAAAAGTTACCCCGTTGGATAGAATGTCCAACGGGGCTTTTTTTATTTTATGAACCTTTTATATGAACATATTCAGTGTTCATATGTACTGATATGTATATTTATGGTGATTTATGCATATACTAATGGAGTGCAAAGGAGGAAACCACCACATGCCAACACACAGGAAACGTCTAAACCAAGAACAATGGGAATTAAAGCAACTGTACGAAAACGCCATAAGAATTTATTATATGAACGAGGATGGTCTTCTCGTTGATAAAAAGGTTTTGTTATAATCGATACTTTATATATCTAAATTACGTTCAGACGGCAGCTCTTTGAGCTGTTTCTTTTTTTCTTGTTTCTTCGATTGAAAGTAGTTTTTGCGGTGTCGTTTGTTGGTATCGGTTAGATGATCAATGAGAAGATAATCTGCAAGTCGGTGGCGTGCGTAGGGGATTGGATTTTCGCCAGTGGCGTTCCAGTAATGTTCGAGGATCGATTCGACTTGTTTTTTTCGTAATTCTAATTCTGGCTTTTCTTCTTCTTTATGTAACGCTTGAATGATAGTTAACAGTTCAATTCTTGCAACAGCGGGATCGTTACTAAACATTAGCATCACTCCCCGTCAGGGCATCTACTAATTTTTGAATCCCTCGTTTTTCATAGATTTGTACCGATCGGCGAGTGATCCCTAGAGATTTCGCAACATGTTTTTGCGTGTATCTGAGAATATATCGCTGATACAACGTTTCTCGTTCACGATCAGACAATTCAGCCATTTCTACTGCCTGTTCAAAATCAATGCATAACAAAGTAATTTCAATGTTTGTGATACGTTGGGTTTGTAGTTTACCCAAATCTTTTAAAAAGTTTTTAACACCATCAACGGTGTAATCATACCGCTCTTCCAAGCGTCTTGCTAGTTTATGAATGTCCACTTTCACCCTAGCCATTTATAACCCCTCCTTGCTGTTCAATTTCTTTAGATGTATCATGGCTTTTCTTCTAGAAGGTTCATCGCTTGCTCCGCAAATTCCACCTGTAATTCATCTTCACTGAATAAATAAAACCGTTTTAAATGGGTGTACATGGCCTTTTTATCCAGAACCAACATGGATTTATATAGTTCCGTTGGGTTAGGGTCTTCGTCTTTTGGATAGGAAAGATAACACCATTTGCGATTCTTCTCGTCATACCCAAGCATAAAGACGTCGGTTTCCCCTTGTTCAGTCAGTAACCAGTCCACTTTATTCATCGATTTCACCGTCCTCGAAATCATCAAATTCATCATCGACCCACTTCTCAACATCCTCGGAGGTAAAACGGAAATCAATATCGCTCTCGGATTTTTCAACGTTTGCGGGTAAAAAATGATAATCGATTTCTAAATCATGATAAGCCACTCGTAAAATCTCCGAAGCAGGAGTTGCATGTTTTAAATCATTTAAATTTTTCACATCATCAAATTGAATCCAATATGCATGAAGCAAGTCCTGTTCGCACTTGATGGGAAGTAACCGGAATAAATAATTGAGTTTTTCCTCAATGGAACCATTTTTCTTAAGATCCATGAACACTTCTAATGCTCGATTGGTAATCCTCATTTGACGAAGCCATTCTTGACTAAAATTTTTCATAACTACCCTCCTAACAGTTGCTTTAACCGATAAGGCTTCAAGGCTATTTGTAAATCCCGTTCCATTTCAAGGCGTTCTGGTGAGAATTCTTGAATCACGAAATCATCATCTACGTCTACCGTGTAATACGATGTATGGTTCAAAGCCTGGCTCATCACTGATAAGTGCCAACCGTTTTCTCGCTTCGATTTCGTCAATATTGCGTGATTGAATTTTTTCCCCTGCATATTCATCTCTCCTCGATATCTTTCATATGCTTCTGGTTCTAAACTCCCGAGTATGACAGTCATCCACCAATCGGCATCTCTCTCATTTTGAATTCCATTGGTTAAATCAATAATTTCGCTTGGTCGGTAGCAATTAACACGTAGACCACAAAATAGTTGATACTTATTTACAAAGCAGTACCCTTCAGTAGCGGTATCTTTAAACCTTTTATAAGCGAGTTTGACTTGATCGCTTGTTTCGCAGACAACCAGGAAGACTTTCATTGGTGAATCCCCCTAGTTGGAACGTGTAATGGTAACGCTAGACGTCTTCTCGCGGTCAATCAACAACAACGCATCTCCGCGATTAATCTCAAGCACTTGATTCGTATTCCGACGAAACCAAGACAAAATCATTTGTGCACCGGCCTCGTCAAACTCAGGTAATACAATCGGTTCTATCAGGGAATCAACGTGCAACATAACAGTATAATGCGAGGGTTGTTCCTGATTTTTTTCTAACATAATATAAACCTCCTAATATGTTAATTATTACTGTTCAGTGTTACTGAATAACAACATGTTATAAGAATAATAGTGCCAGTCTCGTTTCTGGAAATTCATTAATGATTTGATCCAACCATGGAATATAAAAATACAATTCTTGAGGATCTTTATTCATACTCGCTGGAAATGAAAATGCAAACTTTTCGAAGAATAAATGCTCATTTTTATCGAAATTGGGAATAACTTCTTTCCTTGAAATCCTTAGTTCATGTTCTTCTCCATTTAATTCGAATTTAAGATGTAAATAAGGATATTCAAAGTGATCATAACTATTGGTGTTTATGTTGAAGGAATCTATCCTTGCCGTTCCTTTAACAACTGATATGATTTTTAATATCATTTCTCGCCCCTATATTCATTTACAGCTTTAACAAGAGCATCTTTATTCCAATTCCCATCCTCTACTTTTTCAGCAGCTTGAATAACACCTTTCAAACGCTCAAACAACACATCTGCACGCACAATGGCTTGTTCGATCGTGTATTTTAGATTTAGCACTTCTTTCGCAGCATCTTTGTAACCATGATCAATCAGTGTTGTTGCCACTTCTTCGAATTCGCGTGACGCTTCCCATTCGAATAAATCCCTACCATCTTTCCAATACAACAAGGCTAATCACTCCTTAAAGTTAGTTACAAAAATAAAAGCTGAAGTCTTGTTTCTGGTACTTCATTCACCACTTTAGGAATAAGTGGCGTAAAGTCGAAGTTGATAGACTTGTAAATTCCATTTAAGTCATAACTTTTACGATGCCTTATGGCGTAGCCTTCATAGTAAAAGTAATATTTTCTATCTAACTCAGGGATATTTTCTTCTCTAACGATTTCAAATTCATGATGATCTTCCATGAATTCAATGGTTAGCGATAACATAGGAAAGTCATAGACAATATCTCTCCGATGATCAACCATTCGAACACTATGTGTTTCCATTTCAATAATTTTCATGGTACCCCTAGGAACTTGATATCTTTGTATTGTCAAGAGATTTAAAGAATCCTTTTTTAATAAAAAAATATCCACGCTAAATGACCGATTTCAGCGTGGCTTGAGCTTCTATTTAAATCGCTATATTTATTTTTTCAAATACACTTTTTACTTCACGTAATGTAGATTGCAACGATTCAACTTGTTCTTTCAAAGCTGCAATTTCACGATCTTTTTCCTCGAAATTTTGTCTTAGCAACAGCATGAGCTGGTCCGTTGAGTTATTCATTGGGATTTCAACTACTTTATCGGGTTCGGTTTTTTCAACGATTTCTACTTTTTCTACTTGAGAAGGCGTAGATACATAATCCGCGATTTGAGATACGGCTTGAGACATCTTTCCACTGATTTCCGTAGCCACTTCTCCTAACTTTTCGCCAGTTTTGTTTAAAGCGTGCTTAACATTTTCAAATGATTCTTCAATCGTATTACTGCTAACGGACGATAGGATCGAAGAGAATCGATGTTTATTTGCTTCATAACGTTCTCGACCTTTATCGGTTAAGTCACATTCGCAATAATCGCCAGAACCTTCAACATAACCCAGTGTTTTTAAATTTGAGCGATTTCGTTTCAGCAGATCTGCACCAAATTGTTCTCGCAGGTCATCCAACCTTTGTGACCTTTGCTCTTTAGGCAGCAGAAGCAGTTCCATTAAACGAAATGTATCTTCTTTCATTAGTCGCATCGATTTCTCCTCCGATTTTTGAATCTTTGTAGGCGGTGTATCAGGTACATCATAAGGTTTAAAATCCCTTAATTTCCTTTTTACTCGCTGAATCGCGTTATCAATTGCTTTATTCGTTACATTCAGTTGTTCTCCAATTTCAGTGTAACTACATGCATGAAGATGAAGATCAAAGATTTGTTTTTCGGTTTTTGAACAATGATAGTTCAAATAGTCTTGAGCCTGCTCCAGGATCTCTTGCATTTCAAGGCTGCTTGCTGGATCATCATACATTAAGGAATACGGATCATAGGTTTCAATTTCATATGTGATTGTATCTACTAATGAGTGATTGTAATTCGAATCTTCGGCTGCTGGTTTATCAAGCGAGGCAGAATCACTAAGAACTTGGTGTTTTTTACGGTTTGCCGCTATTAAGGCAGAAGCCAAAGCCCGTTCGATCACCATGGCCATAAAAGAAGAAGGTACGACTCCTTTATCTGAATCATATTGTTCGACTGCTTTTGTTACTGCAATTAAACCTTCTTGAACCAAATCTTCAAACTCAGAACCTTTGGCATAATATCCTTTCTTTCGTATGAAACCTTCTACAAAAGGAGTAGCCATATCTAAAATAGCTTTCATGGCAAAACGGTCGCGATTTTTAGCTTTTGGAATCCATTCGGATAACAGATCATTATCAAACTTTTTCATGGATTTCTTTTTCTCCTTAACAGGATTTTCAATCGATTCAGGTTGATAATTTTCAAAATCGCAGTTGCCAAGTTTCTTACGTACCCGTTGAATCGTGTTATCTACGGTTTTCTTATTGCGAAGCTGGAGCTTTTCGGCAATCTGCTGATATGAAAAACCCTCCACAGAAAGCTCATAGATTTTCCGCTCCTTATCCGTGCATTTGTTCTGAAAAAAATCTCTAGCAAGGTGTAACGATTCCTTTACGTCCAAGCACTTCGCAGGATCTTGATAGATTAAACTTTGCGTGCCATACGCATCATCTGCGGAGGTCATAGCGTAAAACGTATCTCCATCCTCTTTCATGGGGCTGTCCAATGAGCAACTGCTATTTAAAACCGAATTCTTATGGTTTGCAGACTTAGTAATTAAAGCAAGTAGTCTTTTCTTTACACACATGTAAAAGAATAAACTTGGTATCCCTTTTGTTGGATCAAAATCAAACATGTCTTCATAAATCGTTAGCATGCCTTCTTGGAATAAATCATCAGAAGAAAACCCGGTGACATAAATTCGTGTCTTATTGATCGCCTTTCGAACAATAGACTTACATTCTTCCAAGAAACGTGCTATTGCTTCCCGATCGCCATCTTTCGCTTGTTGAATTAATTGTATTAATAAATCATCATCTATCTTTTTCATAGAATTCTCTTCTTCCGTGAAGGAGTTGGAGAATAATTATATAAATCAAAGGTACCTAACTTTTTTCGGACGCGTTGAATGGTATTGTCCACCATTTTTATATTCTTAAGTTGCAGTGTCTCTACAATCTTCTCGTAAGAATATCCTTCAAGATAAAGCTCATATACCTTTCGTTCCAATTTCGAGCATTGGTTATGTAAAAAATCGTTGGCCAGGTGTAAGGATTCTTTAACATCCGTACACTTAGCAGGGTCATGGTAGCATAGACTTTGCGTACCATACGCTTCATTTGCAGAAATAACAGTGTAATATGTGGTTTCTTCAGCTTCATTCAACGTTTGATCTAACGAAAAACTAGTATTTAAAACCGAATTTTTATGGTTTCTCGACTTTAGAATTAACGTATACAGCTTTCTTCTTGCACAGTGATAAAAGAAAGCAGTCGGCTGTACGTCTTTTGTTGGATCAAAAGTAAAGATGGAATTGTAAAGGTGAAGCATCCCTTCTTGAAATAAATCTTCCGCACTATAGCCAGCAACAAGGAGTGGCATTTTATAAACCAGCTTGAGAATTAAAGGTTTGCATGTTTCCACGATCCTTGCAGCTGCTTCGCGGTCACCGTCTTTCGCTTGTTTAATCCATTCTTTTAATTGTTCATCGTTTATCTTATACATGTGACTTCTCTTCCTGGGATGTAAGTAGAATGGCCAAACGATTTTTATGAATGAATTGATCAACGGCATCTTTAAACATGTACCAATCCGTTCTAGGCATGTTCAAAAACTCCATCAATCTCATAAACCAAGAAATATCTACGACTTTAAAACTTTCAGGATCTACTTGTACAAAAAAGTTAAGATTATCCTTGTTTTGATTGACAGCAAGGTAAACCATATAGTGATTGCGTTGAAAAAATGTATCGATAAATTCAAGATCAAACTTCATTGAAATTCTCCTTTGCAAGTTGGTATTATTCGTTGCAAAGTTTTTCGTTAAAGTCCTTCTTTGGTTTATAAACTTTTTTCTTGAAAAGTATTACTGAACAATGAACCTTAATTATGGGATTCTAATTGGTTTTGGATGGTTTCGCGGAAGGAATCATTGAGTGGCTGAATGACCATTTCGAGGCGTGTGGATTCTTTCTTATCTATCACGAGGTATACGGTGAGTTGTTTAATCAGTTTGTCGTCTTTCCAAGCGATTTTATTTAACGCATCCTGGGCGACTTTGGCGTAATTATCGCAGTCCCCATGACGTCTATCATTTAAAAAAACAAAAACGCCCACTTCGAGATCACACTCATACGGTGTTTTATCTCCATGGGCGTTTTGATATTCATTACGAATTATTGCTTCATAATGTTGTGTTTTCATCGGGGTTATTGCTTTGCCGCGAAAGAAACGTGGACGCTCTTTTGGGCAAGGTCTCCCAGGAACGATGAAATGTCGGATATCAATCATTGAACACCACCTTCTTTGGTTCTTCCGCTGGAAGAAACAGAACATCTAATCGAACACTAGGATGAAACAAAAGAATTTCTAAATCTTTATCATAAAAATCATTTCTACACATATTCCACTTACCATTTTTGAAATAAAATGTTCTAAAGTTTCGAATATCAGGCTCTTCTTTTATAACGAAATAAATAGTTATAAAACATATGAGTGTTTTATAATCACTGGAATGTAATTTGAATAAAGGAGTCATCTCCACATTTGAAATGTTAAAAGATGGAATTGATTTTTGCATAGTAATCATTTAACCACCATCCAATCTTCTGCTATCAAATCATCAAGAACTAAGTTAAAAGTGTTTGCTACTGGTTTTACTTCATCGTGGTCGATATTTACATAACGAGAATCATATAAATTGATTTTCATTTCTAATTGAAAGGTATTTCCGTGAATACTACTGTGAGTTTGCTTCAGTTCCAACGTGCCAAATTTTATATAACCGCTCCAATGTGAACGTTTAATCTTCTTACCTTCTTTTAATGTTTCTAACGCTTGGCCGAAATTCATTCAATCACCCCTAAACGAACATATAATTGATGATTTTCACTTCAGGATTATTAATCAGACTCAAATCATCGTTATATGAATTCTTGTAGTAAAGGAATTTATCAATTATGTTTTCTGTATTAATAATCAGCTCCGTGGCTCCGCTTGGTAACTTCACAGCGATTACCATCTTAGATACTGGAGAACTTTTTAAAAACTCTTTATCGAACTTCTCTTTTTTAGTCATTTTGTTTCCCCCTACTCTCTGTACTCTCCTGGAAATTCAATTTCTGTAATATCGTTTTGTTTCATATAAACGTACAGCGACGATAAACAAACTTCCGTAAACACACTGCGGATCCAATCACCATTCTTACGCTTGACGTGTGGGACGTTTGTAATGGTGTACTTGCCGTCATCAACGGAAATATCGAGATAATACAAATCGCTCGTAACAGCCACCTCCGTTCAAATTGAGCAATAAAAAAACGAGGCGTTCGTAGCCTCGCTCCTTTATTTATATTTATGGTTTTTATTGGGATTGGTTTTCGCAATCACTTGTAAAAAAGCATCCCGATCAGTAAGCCCCTGTTGTTTATATTGTTCGAACAAATAACCCGACCACTCTCCAAACCTGGAAGACTGATGTTTTTTTGTATTTTTCCGCTCGATTACTTGCTGCATTTTGTTAAATCCCCCTAGTAAAATCTATATGATTCCATATGTTTTTAAATCTGGGTAAGCACCTACTAGAATGGCCGTCCGTTCCGTATTAATAAAAGGTTGAATGATACTCTTAAACTCGTTATCAAACTTGCTTATCACATTAAAATCCTCATCTGTACGCAAAGTTCCGAAATAATATCTTTTATTTTTACGTAGCACATCCAGTGCAAGAACATATCCGTCTTCTACTTTTTCTGCAGATACCACTTCATATTTACTCATTCATTCCATTTCCTCATATCTCTTTCTAGAAATGTACTCACTTAGCGTTTCTCCATCTTCACCATACAGAACAAGACCAGTCAAAGAACCCTTTGTTTTTTTCCATGCCCTTTTTTCTTTCTCCCCATTACGCATTGCCTGCATATCTAGCAATGCCCTATCAAGCGAGCTAATTGCTTTCTTCTTCATTTTCTTTTTCAATCTCTTTTTCATTCCATCACTCCACCACAAACAATAAACGCAATTTAGGATGATTCATCAACTCATATTGAAACAATCGTACATCTTCAATATAAGTATCTGGATACCAACCAGCAGGACCTTTACAATAAAAAAGACCCACCACCTCAGTACCAACCCTGATGCCTACCTTCAGCCATTTATCTATATCATCGAGTTCAACATTAGTTAGGTCGTAACCAACAATTTCAAACTCTCCATTAAATAATTGTTTTATGACCTTCTCTTTTTTTAACCGTAATATATCGTAACCATCATTAAGATTAAGTCGATGCGGTTCATAACGTAAAGCCATGGTCATTTCCATTCCAGAATCAAATTTCATAGGTTCCCCCTAAGAAACAAGCAGCAGCGGCAGCCGTGTTTTTGGATGGTTAAGAAGCTGTTCTACCAAATGCTGTTTGTCCCAGTAATGTGTAAATGGGCAATCAAACGAATAGAAAACCCATTCACCAACTTCAAACTTAAGTGTCACATAGTGGGTATGCCCGCATCTTCCTTTATCGTTATCGATCGTAAAAGCCAAAGTCGTGAAAGTGCCGATCAACAGATCATCTTTGCCCTTAAAATCGTTAAAAAGAAGATAATGTTTTTCCTCGGTATCCCGTATCACCCAGGCATCTTGGACGGTTACTTTCCTGGGATGGTGTTTTTGATAAACTTCAATCAGATGCATCACACCACCATAGCCAAAAATAATCGCAATCCAAGCGATTGGAGTTGATAGGATAGAGAGGAAGCATTCTAGGATATATTTCATCTGACTTCCCCTTGAATGGTAGTTAGCAAACTAGCTCTCTACCGATTTATTCAGTTTTTAGCAGCATCTTGCCTCGCATGCCGTGCTTATATCGCCAATACAACGTCTGACGATAAACCCCGGTGATTTCAGACCATTCATTCAACGTACGAGTAACACCATCAATCGTGATGCTGATATTCGGCATCCTCTCTCTAGTGGGTTCCAAAAGAGAAGAACCGCTATACCCGCGAAAAATTCGATTATAAAGCGTGACGGGGCGGAGCCCAAACTCCTCCGCCCAATCACGAAGAGGTTTGGTGACGCCTTCTATAGTTACCATTTTTGGATTCCTTGCCATTACAAATTCCTCGTATCTACATATTTATATAACAATGTTAGTGTTCACTGAATTGTAATAGTAAAAATGAATATACAATAATAATTAGTAATAGTAATTGTTTTTATTATAAGTAGTAAGTAATATAGTTAATACATAATAATCATTAATACTAATCGTTAATAAATAATAAATTTACTAAAGAAGAAAATCTATATGTAAAAGTGAACACTAACGGGGTTATGTAATACTAAAACATGTTTTTCTTAAACAGATCGCTCTGAAGGGAGTCAAGTAGATCGACTTCAGTTTCCTCTTCGAATTCTTCTTCCTGACTGGAAGTTATTCGGAGTAACTGCTTATGATATTCTTCACTAAGCGGTTGCAGAACATCACCGTAGAATGAATCATCAATCGTAACATTTGGCACCGCGAACAAGTCTTTTTCCGCTGGTTTTACACGCAGTGGCATAAGCGTATAGGTGGTGCTTTGAGCGTCTGATCCAGACCGAGTTAGAACAACAGGCGTGGTGGTCGATTCTTCTTCGTACTGGTCAATAAAACTGTAGATACCGTTCATATACTTCTTCTTCGCCTCGAAAACCCGAATTTCGCCAGCGTCAATATCATAGAAGGGAACAAGCCAAACCTTCGACCGTGGTACGTTGTATTCGCAGCTTAAACATTGCTTTCCCGATTCGTGACGTGGATTCGTGCATACGTGCGAGTGAATCTTATTCGCGAAATCCCCGTGTTGGAAAAACGCAATGATTTCAGTCGTTAGCAGAAAACCACGAACGCTTTGGCCATCCTTAAGGCGGATGTAATTCGTTTTCTTTTTCGGTTGACTGTCAACAGCTTTACGGGCGGTTTCACCCGAGCCAATGATCAAATCTTTCAAAGACATGAGAATCCCCCATTTTTGGTATTTTTTATGTACGAAACTTGTGATATCTATTTATTTTTAGGATATTTGAAATGTCCTTGTTTACATAAAAAAATTATTTTAATATAGATCTGTAGGTTTACGAACGTTAATAACCCCATCATTGGGACACCAGTTCAGGATGAATTCATCGTTTCCTTCAATGCCTGCCCTGGCTTTTAGGATTTTCAAGACCGCTTTCCCCCGATAGCGGTTATCTTTTTTATCATAGTACCCAACGGATTGAAACGAATAATAGAGATTGGAGTCTTGCTGCAGAGCGATTGTCTCAGCATACGCAGATAAATCTGGTGCCCGCAGCTCCTGGATTCCTTTGGCATCTTTCTTTTCATTCTTAACGAATTCGCCAGATGTTTGACAGAGCAGGAAAATAACAATCCCTTTTCGAGCTGCAAGTTGTTTGAGTTGTCTGCTTAGTGCTGCCTTTTCTTCATGGGTAGCTTTTTTAAATCGAAACAAGTTAAACTGATCAATGACCACAAATTGAGCTTCTGTTTCGTCTATGTCTTTTTCCAGTTGTTGAAGCGTCAAACCATACGGCCAATCTTCAGGTGTTTTAATAATCAGTGGCGGGCGTTTGGAGTGTTCTTCCGTAAAACTTGAAGTGTAGTTGAGATACTCGAATTCATCTTGAAATTCAAGTGAGCCCTTTAACAAGCCTCGATTGGAAAAACCAGCATTTAATGTATCCAATCGAAACTCAACTTCAGTAGCAGACATTTCCCCTGATTCAATTAAGCAAGAAAACCCATGATTGTTTGCAACCAATGCCGATAAAATACCAAGCCATGATTTTCCGCGTCCTGTGGCGGCCATCAACGTAATCACCGAACCAAATTCATAACCTCCCACAACTTCGTCAATTTCCTCGAACATTGCAGGAATTCCCTTTTTAGAATCATTGTTTTTGCGACTGTTATAAACCGTCCACCGCTCATTGCCTGACGTAGACCAGTTCACGCCATTTCTTTTGTTTACTATCATTCTCTCACTCCTAAATTTAGTTTTTAAAACAGTTTTCTTCGGTCTGGCCCGTTAAAGGCAAGCGGTGCACAGGAACCGTTAATACGGCTTTGAAGTCGTGGTCCGAGCTGTTCCACAAGCTCTGGAATCGTCAAATTCGAACTAAAAAAGGTGCACATTTCGTTATCATAGCGGTAGTTGATCAGCGTCAATAATCGCTCTCTTGACCACTCAGATGGTCGTTCTGCCCCAATATCGTCAAATATCACAAGCGGAACGTGCTTCAGTCGCTCAAGCAATGCGTTCGCTTCATCGGAAATCGTTGGGTTATCGAATCCACGCTTAATTAAATCGAGCAGATCTGGAACATTGATGAACTGGACTAATTGCTCCGTGTGTTCTCCGGTACGAATATCCGCGATAGATTTATGTACAATGTAGGAAATGGCTAAAGCCGATAACGCAGTAGTTTTTCCTGTTCCAACGGATCCGTGCAAATAAAGTCCCTTGCCTGATTCCACAAGTTCGATATCTTTCGAGGACCAACGCTTGAGAACTGGTAAGTGATAGGTGTCGTCTGGCAGCGTATCCGCGTCCCATTTCATGTGGCGTTTAGGAATCCCCGACATCTCAAATTGCAGTTTTAAATCAATGTGCAAAGGACATGTAACGCAGCAACGTTGATTGTGAGATTTACAATGATTACGTGCAGCACACGTGGTCGCGATTTCTTGGTCTAGTAATAACATAAAGTTACCCTCCAATATTTAGTATTTATATTCATTGAATATATTCAGTGTTAATGCGTAAGAAATAACAACCGCAACTTAGGATGTTCAAGCAGTTCTTTTTCTTTTAAACATAATTGTTGACTATGATCTCCAGCAATTTTCCATGCATTATCTGATTTAACAAAATCAATTTCAGCAGGTTTTCCTAAGATATTAAGCAGTACAGCTATCCCTTTAAGACTCTTAGTTGCTTGAACAACCTGGTAATCAACGACGTCAAAATTCCCTTGGAAGAATTCGTTCATTAAATATTGTGGTATTCTGCTGTGCGGCCAGATATTTAGATAGAAAACAAGTTGATCCTTAACTTCTTCGTATGAATGAAATCCCATTGCCTTGCCTCCTAAATCCATCCTTTATTCTCATCGTAAATTTGAACGTACCCATCTTTAGTGATGATTTCTCCCGGATATCCTTCGGGATAGCATCCCGTGATAATCAAAAGACGTTCATTTCGAATCAGTTTTTGCATCTGGAACAACTCTATTTCATGAATCGGAACAACTAATCTAGGCCCTTGGATGATTTCCAGATCATCATTTGTAAGAACAGACAATAATCCTGCATTAAAACCAAAATCGTTTGTACGCTTAAGATAAATCAAATAGTTGTCATCTTTCCTTCTAGCCGCTTCAATCTCGAACTCAAAACTAATTCGAGCTTCTAAATCCATTCGAGATTCGTTCACTTAATTCCCCACCTTGTTTCAGATTTAGTATTAGTATTCAGTGTTAATGAACAAGAAATAATAACCGTAAACTAGGATGATTCAACATCTTCTCATCAATCAAAGCATCATACGCATAATCAACCATGTGCCACTCACCGTTTTTCTTGGTCATCCGAATACAATCAACATCTCCAGTAACCAACTTCACGTAAATGATGGCGAGAGGATTTCCAGCTGCTGAAATGGTGAACCTGTAATCTACTATCTCAATTTCCTTAGCAGGCCGATTATACGTTTGCCGAAGGATTTCCTCATACGACACGATCATCAGAACCACCCTTTTTCTTCGAGAGCTTGCAACAAATCTTCGCTTGATTGTTCCGTCGCCACTTGCATCGGTTGTGTCGCTTGTAAATTAGCTTTGGCAAATGGTTCCGCCTGCTGGGCAATCCAACTCGACAGTTGGCCGATTGTCGGCCGAGTATATGCCGCCGATTTCCATTTCTTATCGTACATTCGCATAACCACGTCAATGATCGCCCGTAACATTTCATCGCCGTAATTAATGAGCAGTCGTTTCATCAGCGGTGCATCCTTCTTCCACGAGACAACATATTTCGTATCGTACGTTTCTTCGTACCGATCCGACCAGTAGCCGATTAACTGCTGAGGTGTCGGTTTTGCGGTCTGTGCAGGCGTCTCTGTCGTAATTTCAGCAGTAGTCGGCACATCCGTTACTTCTGTATCCTTTTTGTTCATGTCTAAGCTATCACTTAAAGAATATACGGTCAGATCAGAATTACGGACCTGAACGATTTTGCTGACCTCTAGCGGAAGCAAGCGATAGACATTCCCATCAGGCCGTTTCTCGATTTGTTTCAACAGCGGTTTGGTATTGATTTGTACGTTTTGCAACTCCTTGAGGCGTTTATACACGGTTCGAGTGCTGGATACACCAAGAAGATCTGCGAGCTCATCCTGCTTAAAGAAGACCGTATCCCCATTGGAAACCAATCGTAAGATGGAATACAGTTGCCAGCCGTCGGGACCGATTTCTTTTTGAAGCTGAATAAAGTCGTGTAGTGATAATTCCATGTCGGATTCCCCCTTAAAATCTAAAATGTTAATTGCTACAATTTTTGAAATGCCCTTTTTGGTAAAACAAAAATTTTAACTAGTATCGTATTTTGCAGATTACAAAGTCAATGGACTTTGATTTATAAAAATTTTCCACTTAGCTTTTGATCATACTACCGGATATTTTCGAGGTTTGTGGAAAATTTTTGAAATTGTTTTAGGTGTTTATGTTAGCAAAATTATTTTTTGTAGATTTTTTACATATTTTGGAATTTTTACGTATAATGATTGAGATTTAAGGGAGGTGTGTTAAGTTATGGAAACAAGTAACACTTTAGTGGAAAATGATCGCCAAGAAGAAAAAAGTAACAATCCCAGTGAAAAAAGCAATAAAGCAAAAGAAAGAGACAAAACCAAGTCAACAAGCACCGAAAATAAAGAAGTAAAGCAAACCAATGATATGCTAGAAAGAATCCGAGAAGCTAACAAAACGCTTGATTATCGCAAACAGGAAACCGTAAAAATTATGGTGCGTGTCCCCGTAGGATTGTACCCAGAAATCGAAGAGAGTTGTCGCCTGTTAAATATCTTGTCAACGGTTGAAGATGATCCACTGTATACCCTCAGTAGATTCTTCATACTGGCAGCGATGGAAGCTACGGGAACAAAACAAACACCTGATAAACAATACAAGCGAGACAAAAATAAAGTACAAGAATTGGTAGAAGCAGAACTTCTCAAAGCAGTACGCCCAAAACGCGGACGTCCCAAAAAGGAAACCTCAGCAAACGTGGATGAAAAACCGTCTAACTAGACGGTTTTTTAAATCCGGATTCATAAATCACCAGAGAGGTTTTTCGACGGAACGGAGAGAAGCCTCTCTGGATATAATCAGACAGATACAAAAAATGTTAGGCGTGAATAAATATTCGAAAATAACCTGCTATAAATTCAAATAATCAACTACAACCGATATATTTTCACCTGAAAGAGTATCAAAAGTGAAGCTAAATAGGGTAAAACCCAATAATGACGGGCTTTTCAGGAATTTCAATATAATGTCAGAAGACTTGCAAATAGATGCAATTTCAAGCATCACCGTTCTTTTGTAATTCAAAAAGGACTTTAGGTATATTTTAACCAATATTATGTAATACTAAACATTATAAGTGTTCAGTTGTATGTATCATTAATATTGTTACTTACAATGATTAACCACTATGCAACATGAATAGTTTTAAATAATTTTATTGTTGAAGTGTAAAACCCCTAGCGAAACAAAAAACAAATTTTGTATACTGGTAATGTTAGGTGCGGCTACATGTTGGGTAAAAACACTCTCAAGGACTCCGCACAAGTTCTTCTACCAGGGAGTGTTTTTTTATTGCAAATAACCGCAAAAAATTGCACTCATAAGCGTAAAAAATAACATTAATTTACCATAAAATACATTAAGGGAGCTGATAATATCTTGTTAATTAATTTTGATACAATGATTTGGGAGATGGTACAACACTCCGTCATTACACACATGCACCGGGACGTACAGGACAAGTTAGGAATCACATATTTTCGTCAGCTGGAACCTGATATGCGAACCGTAGACTTGTTTCCAAAATCACATCCAGAAAGTCGAAATCGACTTGGCCAGGTGTTGTTTGATCTGCATCGATTCTTCCGTGAACATATAGAACTCGACATCCAAATCACATATCCCAAGCGATCCGAGTATTTTGTCTTCCCAACTCTCGAATCCATCTGGGAATATCTCTACTGCTACATCCAAACTGAAAATATTCTGTAAATTTTGTTGCACATTTAAAATTCTCCGGTATTATGTTTGAAAGCTAAGACAAACAAACCAATGGGAGGGTTCATAAATGAACACACAACAGGAAAAGAAAGTTCTAAAAATCAACCGTATTGAAAGCACAGTTGAAATGGCGAAGACATACCAGGATATCGAGTACGATGCCGTATTCCAAACATTAGAAACGCCATCTCATGCGATTCAAACACGTCTTGATGTTATCGAACCGTTATATGACGATGAAAGCTACACTCGCGAATATAGCGAGCTGGCCGCACCTGGTCCGCATGTTTTCAAACGTCCGCAGCTTAGCCAAGACAAGCTAGTGTATCTTGACCAAATCGCAAAACAAGCACGCTAAAAAACAGCTAATAAGGGGATAGTTGACATGCCAACTGTAACACTCGGCCCAATCGAAGCCACACCATTGACAAATCAGCTCGTAGAAGTTCATCTTCACGACCTAGGAACCATCCTAACGATTGAACGTATGAAAGACACCTGGACACCCGTTGCGTATCAATACAAGGATGAAGAACGCAAATTCGACTGTCCAACATGCAAAAAATCGCATTGGAATGATGATTCTATGCTCTGCCAGAAAAATAAAAGCACCATGCAAGACGTAACTCAAACGCTGATGACGTTCGAACCGTTCAAAACATGGTTAGCCAGTCTCTAAGAAAACTAGGCAACCAGACGACTACCAATATGGAGCCGTCTTTTTTGTTGCAAAAAAATGGCGAAAGACATACGCTTCCGCCAAAGGTGAGATGGAAATGATCCATTGGAAAGAGAAAAGTGGTGCACACATATATTATTATGTTCAATATTACGTAATATTATACATGAACCTAAATACTGAATACTAATTGTGAAATATAAATGTAGCCCGAGGGAAAGAATAAAAGAAGCATGGTAAAATGAAGATAACTAAAAATGGAAAGGTATTAAGTTATGCCAAACAAAGCAGCCGTCATTAGTAAATATTTTGATGAGTTTTACATCCAGAAGGATGTAGAATCCATACTGGCTACGATTGAATATTCATTGCTCCTATTAGAAATTGAATCCTTTTCACCAGCAGAAGAGTTGCAGCTTTATTATTCATTAGGAACCGTTCATGGAGACTTCTTACACTTAGGGGCAGATATAGGTGTAGAAAATGAATATCTATTGGAACAACAAATTTTTTATTTTAGAAAAGCGATCGATATATACGATGAGCATCAAAAGGATGTAGATATCATCCAAATTCCGCAGTTATACACGAACTTAGGCAACACTTATCTAACCGTGGGAAAAATATTCGAAGCCATTGCCTTATATAATAACGCTCTAGAAATATTCTCAAAACATCCCATAGCCATAGGGAATCGGGGCCGAGCCTATCACATCTTAGGAAATATAGTATGGGATCCCGGATACCAACAGATATACTACCATTCCGCTTACAACCAGTTTTCACAGGCCCTTAAAAATCAGCTGCATTATCCTCATCCCCAAGCGTATGAGTTATATGATCAAGACAAATTATTCTTAGAATCGCACTTTGACAAGAGCTGGCTCGATACTCCTTTGCAATTCGACGACTATGATTTGGGTGAACCAGAAGAGGAAGCATACCGACTGTGGTGTCTTGAAAACACCTTATTTTTAAACCCAGTAAACGACGTGCTAAAAATCAGTGCTACGGCCCATGATCCCATTCATTTGCCATCCATCGTCAGACCCATCGAGTACGATTCCAGGCTACACGGATTCTACAATCTAATCAAGCAAGAATACGTATCATCTAGGTATTTATTTTATGAAGCCATACAGCCCAAAACACAAGAGCATTTCTCCGACCGACAAGTAAAGATCCTTAATACACTGGATTACGCCATTCACTCCTTGAGTGATTTCAAAATGAAAATGGCCTACAGAGCCCTGTATTCACTACTAGATAAAATCGCATTTTTTATGAACCAATATTTCCAGATTGGCATTGAGGAAAAAGATGTGAGCTTCAGAAGTATATGGCTTGAAGAAAAAAGCGGGAGGAATGGTTACAGATACGAAAACCCCATCCTATCTAAAACCAGTGAAAATTTAGCTTTAGGTGGAATGTATTGGATATCTAAAGATTTCTATGAAGTCAACAACCGGGTCATCAAACCCAAAAGTAGGATACTCAAAGATCTTCGAGATCAGATTGAGCACAAATACTCTAAAACAACCATGTTTCCTATGGTGGGAGATGATCGGGGAATGCGAGGGGATCAGCTGGCTTTTTACATCACCGACGATGAGTTGCAGGATTATACATTTGATTTAATGAAGACAATCCGATCTCTGCTTCTGTATGTAGTCATTGCTGTGCATATTGAAGAAGAAAAAAAGAACAAGGAAAACGGAGATCGATTAACCGTATCGATCGATTTACCGCCCATTGAGGATGAATGGAAATTATAAATGAGAAAAACTGGAAAATATAATTACTGGAGCTACTACCACGTTAGCTTCCTGGTGAGAACTGTCTACGGCCACTAACCGTAGACAGTTCGTTGTTTTTACTTGGTTAATTCCAAATACCTTCCGAAAAGATGTGCAAGTCGTTCTCCGTCCGTTTTAAATCGTTTCCCACCGTACGCAATATCCACCACATGGTCAAGGCGTTCATGTGCCCTAACCAGCTCAGGGGGCATAGTAAGCGGATGATACAAATCAGCAAGCGTCGAACTTGGGAATTTAGATCGTGCTTCTAACACCACTTGAGCTGCACGTTCGATTCTCGCAATTAGCTTATCATCAGGGCTCGGCCACGGAAAGTTATTATAGACAATCCCTGTTGAATATTGATAATCACTTTTTAGTCTTCCACAAACGGTTCTTGTCCAAGACATATGCATCGCAGAACTTAACACCCCAAAATGATATAAGGTTGCTCCTTGGATGGTATACAACTTATTCGTCGCAATCACTTCAGGCGGTAAGAACGTTAAAGGAATATAGTATCTTGTTTCCGACGAGACTTCAGGAAAGGCAAGGTAAGGACCACTTGGTTGCCGAATCTCACCAAATAATTGCGGTACTTTTGCAAGATTATTGGTTTGTCCACGTCTGCTCTTTAGTCGTTTATCTCTTACCTGCTTAATTCGCTCCATCACACCATGCAAGTTTCGATAGTCTTCTGGAGGAACGTTGTGCAGCCAAATGCACCACCGCTCCATGCCATTAATCAGCTCTTCACTCCCCAGCAGCGGCAACACAAACTTCTCCGCCTTTGGATCTCTTGCTAACAGCTGCTCCTTTTGTTCAGTCGTCAGGAGCAAGAACCCACCATCATTCGGCATACTTCCAAACGCCATCGGAGGAGCAGAATCAGAAATGGGCGTTCTTCGTTTATTTAACCAAATATTATCTCCTGGCACCAGGTAGGCGTTGATGTTCTTGACCCTCACAGACAGCGGTTCCGATGTTGGGGTCTCATAATCAAAAATGGTTTTCGGATCTTCATCCTTTAAAGAAAAACCAATAATCACACAATGAACTGCTGCTCTTCCTCTGGCCTCACTAGTCCATTGAAACGTTCGATGGGCGAAATTAATGTGAATATGGTACGTATCAAACAACTGCTTCCACAACACACTGACTTGTTCCCCTTGCGTAATCGAGTTCGTCGAAACTAAACCCACGCTGATATTCGTGTCTTGGATGTATTGAGCCGCTTTCAAAAACCAAGCGGATACGTAATCCAACACCCCAGCACCACGTACACCTGCAAATACAGCTTCGAGTTCTTCTTTTTGGCGATCATCCTGATATTGCTTTCCAACAAACGGAGGATTTCCAAGAATGTACGTAATCAGATTCGGGTCGACAACCTCCCTCCAATCCATCTGGAGGGCATTTCCATGAATAATATTTGCACTTTTACGCAATGGCAAACGAACATAGTATTCTCCAAACTCCTGGCTTAGAATCATGTTCATCTGATGATCCATCAGCCACAGAGCAACTTGGGCGATTTGAGCCGGGAATTCCTCCACTTCAAATCCATAGAATTGATCGACATCCACCATCACAAGGTCGCTGATGTTCATAACCATTTGTCGCCCGATGAGCTCACGTATAACCGCAATTTCCAATAAACGCAGCTCCCTGTACGCGATAACTAAAAAATTTCCGCATCCACATGCGGGATCGAGAAAGCGAAGCGAGGCGATTTTTTGGTGGAACCTCGTCAACCTTGTCGTATTCCCTACAAATTGACGCTCACGGATATTACTCCCTTTTAACCCTTCAAACTCCGCCCACAGTTCGTCCAAAAACAAACTCTTAATGAGCTTCAGGATATTTTCTTCCGTCGTATAATGAGCCCCCAGGTTTCTTCGCTCCACGGGGTTCATGACGCTTTGAAACAAAGAACCAAAGATCGCGGGAGAAACGCGTCCCCAGTTAAGTCCGCAACAATCCAAAAGCAATTGCCGCATCCCACTGTCAAAAGCGGCGTTTGGCAATCGTTCTTCAAATAACTTTCCGTTGATATACGGAAAGTTGGCAAGACTTTCATCAATATTTTTCAAACGTCTATCAGGTCGCGTATCGCAAATCTCGAATATCGCAGAAAGGTGAAAGGCCAAATCACTTCCATCTTCCTTGGTCTTCGTTCTGATATAATCTTGGAATGAATTTTTATCAAAGATACTAGTGTTGTCAGCAAATAAGCAAAAAAGAAGGCGAACCAGGTACAATTCCAAAGCATGTCCGGTGTAATTGACTTCTTTTAATTGATCATGCAGTTTCCCCATCCATTCCGCTGCTCGAATATTGACGGGGTCTTGCTCTTTGTAGTAGGTGTGTTTTTGATAACCAGCGATAAAGCCAAATAAATGAACACAATCGACCAAATCTTTTAAGTGAAACTCATGTTGTATATTCTCTTCCAGGTCATACAGCCTAAAACGTGAAAAATCAGATACTAGAATATATTGCGGGAGTTCATCATCACGTAATCCTGGAAAATACTCAATGGCTTGTTGAAAGGCTTTGTCCAAATCTCGGCCTTTCGATTTATGTTCAATCAGAATAACGCCTTTCCATAATAGATCGATGTATCCTGTTTTCCCATTATGTCTTACTCTACTCTCAAATGAGGCGACCCGACGACGCGGCACCCCAAATATATGAAAAAAACCATCCCAGAATGACTTCGCTTCTGCATCTTCACTAGTTTCATTTTCCCATTCCTTTGAAAAAGCAATGGCTCTCGCTCTTATCTCATTCCAACTGATCGACATAGTAAACACCAACTTCGGTATATTTAGGTATTTACACCTATTTTATCACAACATTTGTTCCCATTATATGGATTTATAAAAACAGAGTGAATATATAAAAATTTTATGGATTATTTGCATTGCATGAAAAACCTGAGCTCGTTTTACAGAACTCAGGCTTTTTGATTCTCCATTTGGATAAATCTTTTATACTCATCCACATTCCCGATTCGGTTATCTTTGGTGTACCAAAAAAAATCATTCTTCCTGGAAAAAATGAATCTCTGCGAATGTCTTCCCGTATTGCTGTTGATGGATGCTAATGTTTTCCTTGAAGCCAAAATCGCCGAAGGAGGATGCACCTTTTCAAATCTTCCAAGCAACGCTACTCTACTGCTTAATGGTACACTGACTTCCGTGTCAAGCAGACCATGGCCCGGTGATGACCAAAACCCTCTATCTTTTAACGTCGCCCAGTGTAGACTAACGGGGTTGTCCGAACAGATAAAATCGCCAAGCGGCGAGGGACTAAGTACCACACTCCAATGTCGACTAGCTAACGGTTGCAAAATCGCATCCACGGCCGCCATCAGATTTTTAATGTGGGTATTATTATCGAACGATAAGGTGTATTTTTCTTCATACGCAAAGCGACGAAGTTGTTCGTACGAAACGTTATCCTCAACAGGTTCACCGCTTTGGGCCATACTCCGACGGACCGCCTCATACCTTTCTGGCGTGGACAACATCATTTGTAACATGATTTTCGATATATCATGCATCGGTTTTTCGTGGACTTCCCTACGAGCGGGCGTTCTTTCAGCAAGTAAGGCTATGTAATTCATTAACCAATTGTAATCGTCACCTGTTGGCATGATAAGAGACTCACAGATTTCACGAATAATGGGAGCTGCTTTATTCTCAATGTCTGCAAACACATCTTCCAATACATCAGGTCGCTGGTCAGGGACATCCACGTTATATAACCGCTTTTTGAATGCAACATTTTTCGGCTTATCTTCCCACTGTTTACCCGTTTCAGTGTCAAAAACCCAAAGTCTGCTATCAACAACACCTTTTTTTGTGAAATTAGCAAGATGGGATGCTGGGACATAATGATGATTTATCTTTATAGGTTTTTGATTCATATTCTATCACCAAGGATCTATTATTTTGTATTCATATTACCATATATGTAACGAAAGCCGTAAAGCTTTCGCCAAAGATTCTGCAAGGTAAGAGAGTGTGAAAGAGTGAGCTAGAATCCTTGTGATGGAACACTATGAGCATACATAACTTAGTATATGCAAACCTTGATTCATTTATACTGAACACTAAAAATATTACTTTTCAGTGTTCATCTTTCGACAACAGAAAACAACATACAAAATAAAGAATGTATGATATGATTAGGAAACGGAAATAATAATGAAATGAGGTGGATTCGTGGGGATTACCATTAGTTTTGGATTACAGAAGGGTGGAGTTGGGAAAACATCAACCACCGCACTAACCGGATACATACTCGCAGAGCAGGGTCATCGTGTATTAATGGTCGATTTCGACTCGCAAGGAAATTTAACGCA